CCCGAGCATTGCCGCACACCCAAGCATCGCCGCACACCTGAGCATCGTCATACACCCGAGCATCGCCGTACACCTGAGCATCGCCGGACACCCAAGCATCGCTTTCTTGGTCTAAGTTCTCATCTTTCTCAACATATCCTCCCAAATCACCTTCCTTGGCATATTTGAAAGACTTTGTACACTTAATTTGGAATAATTTAATTCCAAAAGTATTGAATACAAACTTGTCTGTAAGTTCAAATTTCTTTTCCATGTCAATCAAAATTAAAATTATCCTCACCGTCCGGTTCTTCGTCCGGCATATCATTACCGAAATCCATCGGAATGAACCAGTCTGAAATAAACTCTTCCATATTATTCCTCCGTATCTTCACTATAACATGGCATAAGCAACCCAACACTACTTACACCCTCCATCATACTATCAAAAACAATAGGTTTATTAGTACCCTTAAATGTAGCGACACACTTGTCGCTTTCAAAAAGAGCTTTATTCAACCGTTGCATAATCTTCATGTCAAACTTCACTTGTGGAAGCGGAGTAGTCTGCGTATTCAAAGCACCCTGCAAGACTTTTTCCGCATCAGGATATTTATCAAATGTGGAAAAGTAAAAGAATACTTTATCATCATCCTTGCTGCATTCTATGCCATCTTCGGCAATCATAATATTATCGTATTTCAGCATATCTTTGTAGAAGTCAGCGTGAAGAAATTTTCCGTCAAGTGCGGTTATCTCAGGTTCCTTCAACCCCGATATTTCTGAAATTCTGTTTTTTGCCAAAATATGCCCGTCACTTGCGTATGCAAATCCGTTTTTGAAATAGATACAACACATTTCAGGTTTGATAGGATAATCTCCAGAACAAGCAAGATGCATCTGAACTTTCTTGTTAAAGTTGTTTCCTTTTTCTGACATAAATCATTCCTCCTTTGTCTTACTACGTTCCTTAATCATCGCATCGGCTATCTGGTAAGCAGCTTTAGCCTGTTTTTCAGAGTTGTAGTTTATAATACTAACCTCTTTGGATGGGAAAAACAGTGTTACAACTCTATTCCATAAAGTTCTTCTGCGTTTTGCTGTCATCATTATGCACTTCATTGCTTCAAGCGCAATATGATCTCGTGATATGTTGCTTTCCATAATCAGTCCTCTTCTTGTATTAGTCGTTTAATCAATTCTTTTTTCCATCCTTGAATAAATCCATTTTCATCAATATTCATAATGATGCAGTCGCCATATCCTTCATCTGCCGGACACATAATCTTAGGTACATAGCCGTCATAAGAAGCAATGGCGATGTGCTCTTCATCAGTAATATCACATATAAAATCATCGCATACTTTATAGTGAACATTGGCAATTGTTCCTTGCGTCCAATTGACTATTTGTCCTGTCTCAATTGCTATAATAGGTCGCCAACGATAATGATCTGAATATATATTGGAATCAGCCTCTTCTTTTATTTGTACAGCACAAGGTATAAGAGGTTTACCTATGCCTTTACTCTCGCACAAATCAATGTCTCTCACTCCGTTTACTTCTGCATCTTCCCAATAGCGGACACCTGTATCTACTTTCAGATAGACCGCCTCAAACTCGGTCGGTTTGTTGATTGTAATTTCCATATTATTTTAATTGATTAATAACTTGTCTTTTGATTTTCTTGCAGAGCTTCCCGACAAAACGTCCATGCTTCTCTGTTCCGTCATCGGGCAACTCGTTTTTGTAAGTGTTGAGCAACTTCTGGATGAGAAGCACTTCTTGTTCTGTCAAAGTAAGTTTCATAATTATTAGTCTTTAATCTCCCATAAATGCCAGCAAGTACTATGTAAATTCACAAACTCTTCTCTCGGAGGGAATATTTGTGCCACTTGAATGTTATTTGGTAAAAACTTATATCGTACATCTTTCAACTGCTGATAACCTAATGGGAACTTAGCACTTACTGATAAATGCCATAACCCATTTTCTATTGCAATTATCAAACTCATCCCTTTGTATTTAAATACTCCAGTAGAATACACTCCATATTTGTCTGTTATTTCTTGCTCTTTAATATGAAAAGGGAATGACTTTGATCCATCTAACCTGTATTTGAGCAACTCTTCTCGTGTCATTTATTAAATGTAATTTATATGTTGTTCAATTTCAATCTCCATCAACTGAATCAAACGTTCTTCGTCTGGAGATGGGATATATATGCCACATTGGGCACTCGCGAAATTCCGAAACCTTTCAATGGTAAGGCTAAACTCTGTACTATCAAGGTCAGACGAACTTCTTAAGTATTTTATTCTCCCAAGAAACTTGTCTTCTCTCTCACGGACGAAAGTGTCTTTGTTGCAGAGAATCTTGTAATAGTTCCGCTTTACATATTCCATCGTCTCACCGATTTGGCAACCGAAATAAGCAAGGCAGACATGAAGGTATTTGTTCTGATTTAAAGATCTTTGGGGTTTCTTTTCCGTCAATTCAAACACCTTCTGTTCCTTTATCAACTTCTCCAGCTTCGCTCTTGCCTGTTGGACGTGGAGAGGATTGGAACCATCGTATTTCATAGGCTAAAATGGCAGATCATCATCCGACACGCTTGGTGCATTATTTATATCCTCTGGGGTGGGTGATGTATTCTGAGGTACAAACTCTTTGAAATCTCCAAAAATATATTGCATTCCTTCTACTCGTTCCTCCTTTTTAGGAGAACAAGTGATGAAATGCGTATGCCCGAACTGAGATTTCTCTTTGCGCTCGATAACAGCCACATTCACATAGATTCTTTCAACTCCATCTTTACACTTAATTTTCTTCATCTGCTCACGAGGTATATCAGAGAGACAGATAGAACCACTTAAAATTGCCATAATTATATTGTTTTTAATGTTACACTTCCAACTACTGGAATCTCTTTTAAATATTTCTTATATAAATCAGGATAATCTTTCTCAAACGCCTTTTTGTCGAAATCCTTTCTGATAGTGTCCTTTTTGCGAGTAAATGATATGATATCACCTTTCCAACTATATTCACCGGCTTCTACCATAGCCATCATTACGCCATCAGTTATTTCTTTCTTTTTATCGGACCAGTATTTTGCCTGTGACACAATTTCCTGTATTGTCCTCTCCATCTTTCGGTACTCGTCAGGAAGAGTAACAGGAGATATGGCATAGGGATTTACAAACTGCCTGCCTTCCGAATCACATTTCAACAGATTCATTACAACTTCAGATGGTATTCTCTCGACTTCTACTATCTCATGGTTTTTACCTCTCAACCATATACCTATAAGCCTTACCGCATTGCATCCCGGATTCTGCAACTCAAAAAAGTATGCATATATACTCAACTGCCATCTTACAGATTCCTTGTCAAGCACGTAAGTGGTCTTTATATCGCCCAAAGTAAAATCAGTTTCATTTTCGCGATAAACTTTGTCGATACAGCTTGCATAGTGCTCATTATCTGATACTAGATATTCGGAACATTCGTATCTCAATCCCCAATCGTCTTTCAGTTCCTTATATCCTTGTGCTTCATCGCTGTCATGAGTTATACCCATATCATCGACAAGTTCGCATATACTGTGGATCATAGTACCTCTTTCAGCCGCTTTTCTTAATACGTCTTCGGGAACATCACGGTATTTATCAGGAAAAAGCTGTCTGCTTATCACGGAAGTAATACCGCTTAGTTCCTTATCCCCTAGCATATAAGTATGTTCATCGGGATTGAAAATGACTTGTGATTTGATTAGTTTCATTTCAGTTCTCCTTTCCTTCTTGTCACCGCTTCAATAAAACGTTTATCACTCTGTAATTCCTTATAATTCCCCCATACTACCTGTAATGTCTCGATTGACAGGCTTGATCTTACTTCCTGTAATGCCATCGCAAGGAAATCCGTTTCCTCAGGTGTTGTACTATCAGGGTCCTTTTGCTCTTCTGTAGGAATCAGGAACAATTGAAGCAAAGAATACTTCAACGCTATGCTCATTGCTTTATTCATCCCTTTGTCGCCTGCGTCCATTGCTTCACCCACATTTACAGTTTCCACAAAGCTGCCATCAGTGGTCATATACCTAAACTTTATCGTAGCCCTTGTAAATGTGTTCGTACCGCCGGATTTCGTTATTCTGTTCTCCGTTGTGAAGTTCTGCACTTCCTGTAGTATGAACACCTCATTTTTTGAGAATAATTCATGAAGTTCGTTCATAACGTTGTCAATCCCACGGAATTTGAATCCCTGTTGCTGGTTCTTCTCCGATTTGGTGATAGCCTTTGTCTCTTTGAGGATATTGGCTATCTTACTGTATATTAGCTGTTCACTCATTATAATATTATTATTTACCAACACAAAAAAGGCAGGTCCGCAGTCCTTACAAAGTTCCGCTTCCTGCCATGATATATCTCCACTTCTTCAAGCTCATTTTCAAGAGAATCAATTTCTTCATTGATAAGTGCAATATATTCAGCCTTACTGTCAGCATTGAATGTGAGCATTACCGCTTCTTCACTCATTTGCTGAACCGTGTCAAGCTCTGAATAAAGCTTATCAAGTTCTGAATTAATAGATGATTTACACCTCATACTTTCTCCAAAAATTGCAAAGGGAGTGAATAAACAGCTTTTAACTTAGAGAATTTGACATCTGCACGCCCATCTTTAATCTTAATAATCGTGCCTATCAGCGTATCGCCAATTTCACGGACTTTATCACCTTTTTTCATAATAACTACGTTTAAATATTTGTCCGAAAGACAGGAATCGAACCTGCTTCTTGTGGGGTAATGAGACCTACATAAAGAATATGATTATTATTAAATTACCACATACATTCCATAATGCTACTTTCGGAGGATGTTCATACCTATATTCACATACCGGCATGAACGGATAATATTACTAACTTAAAAATAGATAGAGAAAATATTAGTCACACTCTTTCAGTTCATTGTATGTCAGGACTACCAGTCTTATGCACAACAGGAAGATAATGGAAAATATAATCACAGATACGGATTTTACAGGACTTTCCGTAACTATCGCACCATAAATCATCCCTAACGAACATAAGGCGGCAAATAAAGACATGATAAAATTGGCTGTTTTCATTATATTATGTAAAAAAGGGTACGTTCCCAAATAGAAGTATAAACTGTCACATTTAAAACTTTATTGATGGAAAAGAGGAACGTACCCGAATTATTATTACTTTTGCGGTGTCACATTTAAAATTTTTGTATTATGAACAAATTTATACTGATCGAGGGCAAGACTTTCCCTTGTTATATAAATCCTGATCATGTAACTTTCATTGAGCATAAGAGCCGTATGACTTTTATTCATTTGGTATCCGGTGATGTGGTTGAAACAACTTTGCCAATACCTCAAGTGTTGTCTCTGTTAAGCCAACAATAGTATTCTTCCCAAAGATCATTGCCAATTCTAGCAATTAGAAGCTTGTCTCTCCACGTATATATCGGTGAATTGTAAATCCACTCAAAGAGATGCGTGGAGATGGGTTTTTTTGTTTCTATGGCAATCTTAATAAGCCGTCTTTTGAGCCATTTTTTAAGAAATCGTTTCATGAGGTCATTTAATTATTAAGTTCGTTCCCCTCAACGGCTTAAACCGGTTGTTACCCCGAATCTTACGGGAGGGGATATATTAGACCTTTCAGCGATACTTGTGCCTAACCAAGCATACTTCTACGCTAAAGACAAATTGGCGTGCTGAAAGTAAATTTCATTTCAACTTCGTGGCTTTACCACCATCAGACATTTACAACCATTCGACCGTTATCGTCTTATCTTCGGTTGCTATCGGTGTCAATTCCGTTCCACTTGCACCCACCACTATCTACCATCACTGGCTTCGCTTCTGTGCCTGCGCAGAAATCATATATAATAATTGTACGGTTTTACCCATACATTATTTCTATTGTATAAATAAATATTTCAAAGAACTACTAATTTGAAGTTTCGGTCGGAGTTGAACCGACTTTTTTGCTACATAATAAGGTAAATACCTTTCCCGCCCTGTCCCGAAACCTTCTCAGATATACACTTATCGTTCAAGCATTTTTACTATATCTGATTTTCTATACCTTCTTCGACATCCTACTTTTGTATATGGAATATCGCTGTGCATTACATAGCTTATTGACATGCTTAACATTCGGGCTACCTGTTCTGGAGTAAGCCATTCATCTGCTTCTTCTGTGACAACTTGTGATACAATAGTCTTGATGTCCTTTTTCATCAACTTGTATATCTCCTCAGCTAATATTTTCACTTCGTTACGCGTCATAAGCTATTATTCATTTTACTATTACAGTAATCGAGAAACTACTTCACAACTTCTTGCAGCCTTAACGCTATCTTCCTATTCTCTTCTGCAAGTTCTATCGCACGCTCTATAATATCGAATCGTCTTGTCTTGCCTTGCAGTGCATTACTCACTGTAACCTCTGTTGTCCCACAATCTTTGGCTATGATTTTTGTATAGCCTTTGGGTAAGAGAGGGCGCAATGCCTTCAAATTCTCCATCAGATTCAGCATATTCGGTTCTTTTCTATTCATTTTTACGCTATTTTACTTGGTTTCTTTATGAGTTATCAAGTATTGTTTGTAACTTTATAGTGCAAATATAAAGTAGGATTTATATTTAAACAAGTTCTCTTTATACAAAACGCATATTATTAACATTATTTATAAAGCATACTTTATATGAATACGGAAAAATTGAAGGTTTTATTTGAGAAAAGTGACGATAAATACGCTGATTCTCAAAAAATTGGAACTACCTATCAAACTATGTATAATATTATATATAAAGGTAGCGTGTGCAAAGTGGACTTGTTGCAAAAGATAGCCTCTTTTTATAAAGTGCCAGTTGGATATTTCTTTGATGAGGAGCCAATATCATCAAATGAAGATATAACAAACGAACTTAATATTGCGTATCAAGAAATTAATAAATTGAAAAAGGAAATAGAACTTCTTCGTTTAGGGAAGAGAGGTTCCACTAAAGTTGTCGTTGAGCTTGATGTGGATGATGACGAGTTCATTAAAATGGGATTAAAGGATAAGGTTATTCAGATATTAAATAAGTAGAATTGTTATATGTCACAGCATTTTTTATATGACTGAATTAGTTACATACATATTTGATTTTTTGAATAAGAATCAAGGAGCAATAACTTTTATTGTTTTTGCAATTCTTGTTGGTTACTTATTAGTGTGTAAAATGAAGGAAACTGATAAATTTAAATCTTATGCGAATTTCATATTTTCGATATGTGCTTTAGTTTTTAGTGTTTTATCTATATGTTATTCGTTCCCAAAAACAAATCTTGGACTTGATTATATGGGAGTAATATTTGGTGCATTGGCGGTGCTAGTCACATTCTCTGTTGGATGGCAAATTTATAATGCAGTAGAGGTGAAAAACGAAATACAGAAAATGAGAGATGAAAGGGAGGCTGCAAATGACTTAATTAACAAGAAAATCGCATCCGCAATTGAGGACGTTTGCAACTACGCCGCCGACATTTCAGAGCTTACTACTAAATCGCAATGCAACAATGGTGATTATATAGTTTCAATCATTACCATCTACAATAAATATAAAAAGATTGGTAATTCAACAATGGTAAACATTGCAAAGTCACATCTGTATAGTTGTCTTGAGACATTCAATCCTCAATCCCCATATTGGAGTGATTCTGCTTGTAAATTGAAGCAAGATGATGTAATAACTATTAAGAATGATATAGATAGCAATCGTAAGGACGAGATGTTAATACTCAATGGTCTTATAAAAGAAATATCCATTCAAGATAGATATAAAAAGGAGGATGATAAAAATCATTCTACTCCCCCAACAGAAAAGGACGAACAATAACTTAAAACCTTATAACTATGAATGAAAAACTAAAAATAACCACCAACGAACAAGCGTGGGAGTACCTGCAAAAAGCAAAGCAAAATTTGAGTAAGGATGCTATGACACTTGAAACTGCAAATCCAGAATTTGTCAAGATGAGCCTTAAAATGATTGACGAGGTGCAGTATTACCTGTGCCCCGGCAAAGAACAGAATGAGCTATAATCCCAATTCTAATGAAATAGTATATAAGCAATGAATAATGAATACAGAAACAAAATATAGAGTTGCTTCGTGCCTTGTGGTGATGAGCTTAATATCATGCTCAATGAGCCTTATTGCTTTGTACATTGCAATACCTCAAATACCCAATAATACGTATGATTATAATGGCGCACTCGTAACAATATTGTCTGTTCTTGTAACTCTGTTGCTTGGATGGAACATATATACAGTGGTAGATTTTAATAGAAAAGTCGAAAAGGCGGAAGAAAAAGTTGGGGAAGAGATTGAAGTGATAAAAGCAGAGAGTGAAAAGTTAAAGGATGATTATTTGGAACTTGAAAATAGTTTGAAGTATATGCAATCAGATATAACATTTACATCTGTATTTAACTATGCAATGAAAATAGATAAGGAAACGACTTTTGTTCAATATGCAATAGATGGGTACATAGATGCTTTAAATGTTGCTATAAAAGATGGATTGAATAAAGATAGAATTGATGTAGTTGTAGATTCACTTTTTACGATTTTAGATAAACCAAACGATTCAAAATCATTGATATTACCAAATATGACAAACGTCTATTATTCTGTTGTGTCGGAAATTCCAAAAAGAGGGGCTTCTAAACGAACTTTAGGTGATTTAATATTAAAATTTACGGAAGAGGAATATATACCATTCCCATCTGGCTATGTACATATTATGAGTGATTACCATCCTGATTTCATTCAACAAAAGCATAGTTGACGCTTCATCCATAAAATAACAAGCAAGTACCCCAAAACGGTGTAAGAGAATAAGAAAGCGAAATAACTAACTCAGTAAAAGCAACATTATGAGAAAGATTCTATTATTTATGCTATGTGTAACCTCGTTGGCTTCTTGCAGTGGAGGAATTGAAAAAGTATGTGTTATGGGGATAAGAGATAGAATCATATATGTTGATGAGAATAAATACGAATTACTACTTGAAAAGTTTAAACAGAAAAAGAAGAAAAACGTAATTGAGGTGATAAAATATGTTATTGAGATTATCACCTCTGCGATATCCAAACTTTGATATCAATAGTGTCCTCTGAATTCGTCAAGTATTTCAGGATGCTTTTCGTGGATATATCTTATAAAATCGTCCACACCTGCATAATCGTTCTCTATTTGTTTGTCAATATCAACCTCAAAATGTTCGCAATGGAACTTATTGACGTATATATTGAAAAAGGAATATTTGATAAAAGATTCAAGAATGTCAATCTTATGTTGCAGAGAAGCGACAAATTGAAGGTCTGACAAGTTCTGTTTCGGTTCTTGTTCAATGTGACTTGCTGATTTAAATGGATTTTTCATAATTCGTTCTTTGAAATGTTTACAATCGGTTATTAATGACTATCTTCCCCTTCCAACTCTTGTTCTTGGAAGATTGTATTTCTTTACAATATCTTCGTAAGCAGAATACGCTAAACTATCAACGTGCTCGTTATACTCATTACCGTTGTGCCCCTTCACCCAAACAAAACATATTTCACGAAGCGATGCGGCACAATGATGATAAAGGCTTATTAAGTCTAAGTTCTTTTTAGGCTTCTTGCAGTTCGTGAAACTTGTTATGCAATATTGAGAATCGGTATATACGGTTAATGTAGCTCCTTTAGGAACAGATTTAACAGCACTTATTATGGCAAGCATTTCCATGCGGTTATTCGTAGTGCCAACAAATCCTTTTTTAGACTCTTTTATTATTACACCGTCTTTAAGTATTATATAGGCAGAACCGCCTTCTCCATAAGGAGATATGTTATCACAGCTACCATCTGTGTATGCTTCATATTTAAGATTTGTTTCTTTCATTGTAATTATATTAATAATGAGTTATCTATTAAATAATAACCTGCTTTGATTTGAGGTAGGGGACTTGAGCAAATCATCCCCTTACCCGTAGAGAGTGTTTTCTCTCTTGCGGTTCGGGAATGATTCAAGAGAATGAGCCCGTCATCTCGGCTTTTTCGTCTCGGCTCTGAATTGGGTGCTTCCAATCTCGGCTTTCAGCTTCTACAGAGTTGGTTATCTCGTAACCTGCACCTGCGCACCAGTCTGCTTATTTCAATCGACTGCCTTCTTTCGTGCATCCCCTCACGGGCTTTCACCGTGAAGCTTCGGAAGGTTGTTTTAAATCTGTTATTGGTCGAACGTATTTTCCCCGATAGCCCTGCTGTATCCAATTCATGGAAAGCATACAATAACCGATTGTATGGATTTAATCTAACTAATAGGAAAGAAAAAATCCGTTGCTAAAGTAGAGCGGCAACGGATTTCCAAATATAAAGAAGGCTCACGTTTGAGCGATTGTTTAATCATATGTCTGTTGCCGCTCTACTTGCAACGGATGCAAAGTTGCAAAGTATTTTGCGATAAAAAAAACAGCCGATTATAGGTTGTTAACATATAAAGATAAACGAACAAGAATAGACCTGTAAAAAAACAAAAAGTTATGACATATAAAAATAGTTTAAAACGAATGTATCGGCTAAAATATGATACCGATTAAAAATAATTACAAATTAAATTACTGATTATCAGGTATATAAATATTAATGTTGTAATCGCAGCGGAATCACTAAAGGCGGTTACTTCGGTAATCGCCTTTTTTATTGTATATCAGCTAATTACAATGTAATATATTGGAATATAAGCATTTACAACTCGTTTTTATTAACGTTTATTAGTGCACAATCATGCACAGTAATGCATCAAACGTATTATTTTTGATACCGATAAAGTATCAAAGGTATCAAATGATACCCAAAAACATGATACCAAATAGAATAAATACTGTTTTTTTATTTATTAAACCAATACATGCATTATTTAACAGTATACATGAAAATTCGTGATTCTGTTCGATTACAACCAGTGATTCACATTAAAAAACAAAAAGTATGAAGTATCCAACAATGAGGTTTGTGTTCGACAGAAAGCATGTCGCCACAAGAAACAAAAAAGGTCTGGTTCAGATTGAAGTAACATCAGAAGGTAAACGGAAATGGATTGGGACATCAGTGAAACTATACGCTGACCAATGGAATGAAAAAAAGAAGGTAGTTAATTCCGTACACTCAATCCAGTTAAATGCGATGCTTGATGGTATGATGAGCAAATTAAATGATTTTATTCTTGATTTGTTTAGAAATGACCAGCAATTCGACTTTGAAAAACTTAACGCGTTCTTGGAGAAATCCAACCATTCGGATTCGTTTATTGATTTTGTTCGCACAAGAATAGAGGATAGGACAGACATTGAGGAAAGCACGCGAAAACAGCATAGAACTTTGCTACAATCGTTAGAAAAGTTCGGAAAGCTAAATTACATGGATGACCTGACAAAAGCGAATATAACGCTTTACGATGAATTCCTGCATCAACAGGAGATTTCTCAACCTACAATCTATAACTATCATAAACGCTTAAAGCGTTATTTGCATGAGGCAATGAAGTTCGGTTTATTGAATGAAGACCCTTATGTTGGTTTGCATTTTGAACGCGGAAGATTTGAGAAGCGGAAATATCTTACAGAAGAAGAACTAAAAATGATCCGTACTTGTAAAATTAATATGCCATCAATAGACCGGATACGTGATTTATTTCTTTTTCAATGCTACACTGGACTTGCGTATGCTGATTTTGAGAAATTCAATTTTGAAAAGGATGTCGAGGAAAGGAATGGGAAATATATTGTATCCGACAGAAGAAAAAAGACCAATGAGGATTATAAAATAGTGCTTCTTACTCCGGCAATCGAAATATTGAAGAAGTATGACTATAAGCTACCTATCATATCCAATCAAAAATATAATGTCTCATTAAAGGTGGTCGCTCAATACGCAGGTATTGATAAGAATATAACCACACATATGGGGCGACATACTTTTGCCGTTTTTGCCCTGAACAATGGTGTGCCTATTGAAATTGTTGCCAAAATGCTTGGACACACAAACATTCGCACTACACAAGTTTATGCGAAAGTTCTTAATTCCGAAGTGGAAAAAGGATTTGATTTGCTAGAAAGTAAGATTAGACTTTAACACCTGAATTGGAAGAACAGTTTCAGCAAGAGTTATACAGCCCTACTTGCTGAAACTGTTTGTTTTAAACTGAGTCGTCAATGGCATTGATTACAGCAACCATTTCCAAATCAAAGAAAAGGATACGCACACCATCATTGCATATACCGTATTGAGAACTGGGACGTTCATCGGTCCATCCGTTTTCAGCTATGACTAAATCAACGACTTTAAAAATTATATCCAAAGACACAAAGTTTATTTCTCGGTTGATAAAGTCTCTGAGTTCTTCTAATGTTTTCATTTTTTTAGTTTTCTATAAAATCAATCCTGCAACCTAGTGCATACCCTATCTTTGCAAGGATATCTATACCTGTACTATATTTACCAAGTTCTATTCGTGCTATGTGACCCTGGTTTATACTGACCAGCTCTGCCAATCTCGCTTGGGACAATCCCTTTTGCTTTCTGAGCTCGGCAATACGCTTACCGATTCGTTCTCTCTCATTCAAGTTCTCCATATAACCTCTCTTCCTCTCTTTCTTCTTCACACAAGAAATTCCACATCTCAATCAATGCTAATTCCTTATCTCTATTGCTTCCGCTGTTAGATGGATCAAGCCAATTTATGTGGGCAATTCTATCTTTAAATTCATCATAGCTACAGTATATACTATCGGCATCTTGGTCGAACCAAATAAAACAACGAGGGAAAGATAGGCGAATAATCCCTATCTGGCCATGGTAATCAATAATGTTTTCAGCAAGGTATATACCTGGATATTTCGGATTTTCTTTTTTCATTAGTAGATAACAGCTTTTAATTCCTTGTCAGTTATACAAACACTCTCTTGTCTCTGCACGGAATAGTAAGTGACATGATTATTCGAAACTTCAAACATCGGATAGATTGAATCAGGATCGTCTTTAATCCCTTCAACCGTGAACTTAACGATACCTCGTTTTGCAGCCTGCTTGAATGCTCTGCGAAAATTTATATCTAATGAATTAAAAATTTTCATAATCTTATATTTTATAAAATTGAAAATTGCTTGTTTCTTAATTCAAAAACACGTACCTTTGCACCGCATATCAGAAATGATATTAGTCGCCTTCGGGCGTGGATTGAAACGACATTAAAAATGTCATTGTGACTTAAATCACAATTCAACATTTAGGGTAGCGATTTTTTCGCTGCCCTATTTTTGTTTATAGTTACCAAATTATAGTATCTCAGGCGTATTGTCCCGCCATCTAGAACCATCCGGCCACATACCTCCACGGGCGATGCTTATATAGTTGTCACCCTCTTTGATGAACACGGACCAACTACATTCATTTCCGGCAAAGCGGTTAGCCTCCGCAATATGCCTAATATCTTTTATTAACACCGATTTGTTAGTACCTGTAATCGGTTCCATAAGACTCGTGCCGTTATTGGCCTTAAAGTTCGCAAAATACGTTCTCATTGCTTAATGCCGCTTATCCGTTGCCGCCGGTTCTATTGTGTTATTTGATACTGCAAATATAAATGTTTATCTTGACAATGCAAAATATTACATTAATAAAGAAGGCATGTTTTTAAACATTCATTCAGATAATACGCTTTGTGCATATTCCGCACGCCTGTTTATTTTCGTTCTGAGCGCGGTTAAGCGATTTCGGGTAAATTCTAAGCCACTATGTGTGCGAATGCCTCTTGCGTTCAGTCGTTCAACTACCTTGTCAATATCTTGCGGAGTATTGCACCCCTCCAACATGGCGGCTATCATATTGTTCTTTTCATCGTTCATCGCTTCCTTTCTTCTTTTTTCCCCGTTCACCTTACCGCCTTTCGCCTGTCCGGTGGTTGTTCCACCTAAAGAGGTGCATTTGTTTCCAGCTTTGGAAATAAAATAACCGTTTTCCTCAATTTGTTTTTTCTTTACTTCCAATGCTGATTTAGTTCGTTCCTGTATAAGTTCTTTTTCCAGTTGGGCAGCAAAAGAAAAGGCAAACAAAATCATTTCGTCCATCGCTTTTATCATGCCACAATTCAAATCAATGCCCATTTGGACGATTACAAGACGTATTTTACGCGGTTTTAGTTCATCATTGATGAGTTTGTTTAAATCGCTCATAGATCGTCCTAAACGAGAAATTTCGGCTACTATTAGCATATCTCCAGTCTCCAGCAACGGAAGTACATCAGTGCCTAATTTCCGTTTCTTATAGGTTACACCGCCAGATATTCCTTCTTCCGTTATCACAATGTCAGATTTTAAACCGTTTCTTTTCAACCATTCTTGGACGGTTCTGTTTTGCTGCTCCAATGTTTGTTTGTCGGTGGATATACGACCATATTCTACTACTTTCATAAATTATTCCTTAGATTAAAATTCGTTTCGGCAATGGTTCGCCAATCTTATACAGTTCTACGCTTGTAACTTCTTGTGTTTCTTTAAGCAGGTTTATCCCATCGCTGTAGAAGTTTAGCAACCTTATAGCTTCGAATGCGTTGCATGGTTGAAGCATTATAGTTCGTCCTTTCTCGTTAATCTGAATGAAATAATTCTTTTCCATAATCTTTTTGTTTTTAAGTTAGTAAATAGTTCCGCCCGTGGAACTTGCACCACTTGCAAGGCTTTCAACCTTTGGCGGATAATTCGGTTTAAAAACCGTTATTTCCAGTCAGCTCCTTACTTACTCCAACAGCTAACCAAATCAAAATGCAAATCATGAACATATTATTTCCTCCTTAATTAAATTTATTCGTTCATTCTTACCTATCGCCTACCCGGCAGCCGTATTACTGCCGGGGTGTCATAAGATGATATGTTGGCAAAAGCCCCAACAATGTATCTATGCTAATTGTGGCAATATATTTCTATTCAAATTTCACATTCAAGTACGGCCGTTTGCCCTGATTGCTTACATAGTTTTTCTAATCTGTCATATATGCATTGTAAATAATCGATAAAACCGTATATTATTTGCATTGTATTTTCTTTGCTATCTATATCTATATCAATGCAAGCTATAATAAATTCTTTGCACTGTTTTACTGCCTTAATCATTAATTCAGTATTGACTATTTTTTTCACTATTTGGCTAAACTCGTTGCCATCAAGCCATAGTTTCTGTACGTAATTGTTAACTTCTTCGGATGTTATTATTTGTCCGTTGAAATAATCAAATGAAATTTTCTTTAATGAATTCATATTCTTTATTGTTTAAGTTAATAAATAGTTCCCGGTGGCGGTGTTGCTCCGCCTCCCCACATTGGTTAATATTGTTCTATCGTCCACTCTTTTTTTATAAAACCTTTAAAGTTGCCAAACGATTTTTTAAACGCTGCTAACGCTTCTTTCTTCGTCTTGCCGTAATAGCAATAGCGCGCCCCGTTATAAAACTCTACCATTAACTTATATTCTTTCATATCCTTTAAAATTTATCTGATTCATCACTTTTGTTTATAAATTCGCGTAGCTTATCCCTGTCGGTGCCGGAAATGAATATCACAGCACCGAATAATAAAACCAACAAAACCATATTCAACTAATTAAATGACCGTCTTTAATCTTCCGTTACCGTCCGTAAACCCGTTAAGTGTTTCCGCCTCTCTTTCGGCTTTTTCCTTAGTCGGATAGCATTCTATTATACAGTTGTCCAGATTGTCTAATATGCCGTAATATCCAAGTGTTAACGGCTTATCCTTGACGGTGTAACGCTTTCCCTTTACTTTCTTCTCGTAAAATTCTACGTTCTCATCCATCGGGGTGTAATCTGATGAAATGCTAAGCGTGCCCGATTCTATTTTGTCATTAAGCTCAATTATATCGGGTAAATCGTTTTTTAAACTGCTTTCCACGCTTACACCGTCATAGGTTACACCGAATTTCCATTCCTTATCTGTGTACACGTTGAAAACATCGCCCGGCTGTATGTCTGCACGTACTTTCGCGCTGGTTATGATTCCCGCGCCTTCAATGTCGTAATAGTGCACACCGTTAAAGTTGGCTGTTTCGGTAAATCTTATATTATCAAGCGGGTGCGCTTCAGCTGTGCAATCCGTTAAAGCTTTTTCCAGTCGTATTATATCCATGTGTTTAACTTCTCTCTCCGCTATTTCTTTAGGGCATTTCTTTAAATTTCCGACACTGCAACAACCGTTTGAATTTACACGGGCAGTACCGTTTTTTTCATTAAAAGCCAATATAACGCCTATTTCTCCACACTGATCATAAACAACCTCCCCCAGTCTAAACCCGTCCAGTTCTTCGGGTATTGTCGGATAATCAAACGAATCATATTTCGCATAATCATCAATGATTAACGGGGTGTCATTCCCTTGTGGTTCTTCTGCTAATTCCGGGATATATATTTCTTCAGGAAGCGCCGGCAACTCTATAGGCGCTATCAATTCTTTCACCTTGTCCGCTTGCTTCTTGCTGAATATCCATCCGGCACGCTTTTCACCGTTATAATTTAAAGACGGGTTAAAGCGTCCCCCCAGTTCCTTTAATTGCTCTTTGATCGCTTTTGTATCGCCAAACACCGCGATCGCCTTTTCGGAGTAGTCCACGATTTCCAGGCCTTCAATCGTCACGGCTTTCTCAACCTTTTCAGGCTTAACGCTGCTTTTCTTCGCTTTCGGCTCTATAACCTTATATTCATCACTCACTTTTATGCTTAAATAAAAATTAGTATCAAAATAATCTTGCATACCATCCGAATCATCGTAACGGAAAGAACTTGCATAAGTCGTAACAGCGTCCAGAACCTTAAATATTTCCGGCGTTAACTCACCTTCCCATCCCTTTACGATGTTCATTGTGGACATATAACCACGTTCCGCGCTTCTTGATCCTTCAGCGAAAGGAACACAAGGACCGGCTTTTAATTCAATCGCCATAGAATCCGCGTACATGCTCCATTCAGAGCGAACAGAGAACTTAAAGCCCGGGAAATTCTTCTTGGCATAGGCTCTAACCTTTGCAGCGATTTCCTTTGTGCTTAACTTGCTGTCATAATTTGAACCAGCCCAACCATTTGCGGTATAAAAACTCATTGCTTTCATAATGCTATAATGTTTAATGTTAATATTTCAATTCATTACAGCGTGATTAATAGCCTACTAATATCAGATACAGCCTATACACTCAATGGCTGAATGTTATCGCAATACCAGTAAACCAAGAAAATTAAATGGGAGAATATTTGCAAGTGAGAAGTTAAAGAAGTATTTTTGCCTCCGGATTGGAGAGTACTTACTTTAAGTATTCCAACTTACGAGGGTCTTAACATTGCCGTGTTAAGGCTCTCTTTTTTATTCCAACATTTAACAACACGCTTTTGGCGTTAACGTTTGCCCCTGTAAAAGAATAGGACTTGAATATATCACCTTTCTTCCTTTCACATTGCGAAGATAACGCTTTTTTATCAAAATACCAAATAAAACGCATGATATTTTGTAAGTAATTATAAATAAATACATGCTTCATAACATACGTTTATAAGCCAATATAACGCTTCTATATGGCGTTATATTTTCATCTTCACAATGTATCGTGTTTACCTTTATTCGTCTATATCGCGCATATTGAAGCCATATGCAACGAAGCAAACGAGCGTCGCAAACCGTTGTAATACAATACACAGCAGCCCAACTATGAACGCTATACCCCTCCCCCCCCTATACCGGTGCAACCGTAAACATCCGTCCTCTCTCTCATTTTTTTTATTTTTTTCTGATTTTTTCTCTCTTTCTGATTGTTCGAATATTTTATCTAAATCAAGATGCACAAGCTGTAATATAATATTATTATCTTATACGAGTTATTGTTTTACGTTGATGCTTCTCTATGCAGTGTGTGTATGAGCCCCTTTCATTATATTCATAATAAAAGGGAGAGCGGTGTTCGCTGTCGCTCACTTTTTTCTTTATGTTACTTTCTTTTTTATGGGTTTTGGATTAGACATTTTTCCTTTATTTATATAGGGTATGTCTAATATGCAATGAGGTAGTACTATGCAATGCAAGGTATATTTCAAGTATTCTTTTACTTTTAAGATTAAAAGCTCAATATTAAAGCGGATTTAAATATATCACAGTGATAAATATTAAAGTAAAGCTTTAATATATAAATTTAAATTATTATATTTGCGTGTATTATAATAGAACAACATGAATGAATACAAGTTTTATATGATGCATTATGGCGAGCTTGGTGCCAGTTGGAAAGACTTGGAAATAGATTTCCCAGGTTTAAGGTATAAAGAATGTACAGGTCTTAATTCGTATGGAGAGCCTACAAATATGTATGCAGAGGATTTTGCTGAGACAAGCAAGGCGGAGGTGTATATTTCCAGCACACCGGCACACAAGCAGACAACTATAAAACTGACATTGATATTCTTGGAGGATGATACCAAGGATGATAAGTCTTACCATGACTTTATGACTTTCATTACCGGTTCTAAGATTGCCTACCGTGATACAGCGAGGAAGAGAAAGGTCCTTATGTACCTTTCAGGAGCCACAGAACCTAAAAGCGACACTCTTTACGGACAGAAATACAAGGAAGTGACATTTACGTTCAAGAACGTATATGGGCATTCCTTCGGATATGACGAAACTTTTCCTAACGAATAACAATTAAATTCTATATTGCTATGTTTTTAGAAACAGAAACCTTATCGGAAGCATTATCCTTTGCGAAGTGCAAGGATTTGCCCAAGAAGTTCAATCCCGAACTGGGGCTTACTTGGATATTGGCTATCGCCCTTATCAAGAAGAAAAACCTTATGAATGCCTATGCCATTGTTGAACAAAGGGCTGACGGACTTATCCAGTACAAGAAGACATTCGGGCGGCTTTCTCCCATTGATGGTCTTATCTCCATCCATCCGTATATGTACGTGGATGAAGAGGCGTTGGGAATGGCTATGAAAGCAAACAGACGAACTATCGCCATGCACTATGCTGATGCAGCGGACGACATCATTGATTCGGACGATGAGAAGTTCAAGGTGTACCAGTTGCAGTACGCCATGGATATGCAGAAGCTGAACATGAACCAGGAGAAGCCTAGATTCGGGAAGTCTGTTGTGGAAGAAGCGGAGGAAGCGGCTAATCCGGTTGTTGAGGAAGTGTTGAAGGAGAATGAGGCGTTGGCGACAATTGAGGACGAAGGAGAGTGTGTTATCGAGGTCGAGGACGCTAAGACAGCGTTCAGACCGAAGAAAGGTAGAAAAACTAAAAAAGAAGAATAGATATGGAAGATTTAATTAAGGCGTTGCTGATATTTTTGAAGTACGGTAATAAGCAATACCCAACTTCTTGTGAGCATGATATTCTTTACGTTGATATTGACCCAAGTGTTGTTCCTGATGAGGACAAGAAAACACTTGATGAACTTGGTTTTTTCGTTGATGATGAAAATGATTGTTTTGCTTCATTCAAATACGGAAGTATGTAAGCACAAATTATGATAGTCTATGATAGATGTTAAAGAATTGAGGGTAGGTAATGTATTGTATGTGAAATATGAATCCAAAACACATATTGTCCACTCAATACACGAATACAAAACTTTTAATGGCGGATATGCTATACGGATGGAAAATGGTTTTAAATGCAGTTTGGATTACGCAGAGCCTGTTCCACTTACGGAAGAATTGCTTTTAAAGTGTGGTTTTAACATTGAATGTTATGAGTATTGCATAAAAGAACAACGACTATTTGCAATAGAAGATTTTTGGATATTACATAATTGTCATAATGATTTTTATGGAGTAATGTGTTCCAATAAGGTTGTTAGGAAGATAGAACATCTACATCAATTACAAAACATCTATTATGCCTTAACTGGTGAAGAATTGGAAGTGAGATTATGAGCGATAAGAAAATGTAGTAATTTAAAGAATTAGAAAACAATAATAGATATATTATGGTAAAAGGAAACAAACAACAAGGATTTGAGTTCATCATCAAAGAAAGTGATGTGTTGGAGAGAGAAAACTTCGGCTCGTTTGAGATTATAATCACGAAAGGATATGCCTGTTTTAAGAACTACACAGGATTCCGGGTGTTCACTACCCCGTACGCTGTGGGATTGGACGGTGTGGCACATGAAACATCTCTCTATGCGTGGTTGAAGTATATGGTGGACTTCAAGAAATCCATCAAAGACAAAGAGAATGAAATGTTCGGGAAAACTACTTCCACCAACAAGGAGTTCTTGGACGGTATGAAGGTGCTTACCGAAGCGAACCTTATCAAGCCTATGGCTGTGTTCACAGATATTAATGAAGCGCAGAAAGAAGCCGAAAATTATATGAAGTGGATGGAAGGTCAGATGAAAGATTTGAATAAAGCAATGAACACTACGCCACCTGAAGAAGATTTGAAGGCGAATGCTGAATTTGAGCAGAAGGTTATCATGGCAGAAGAGGCTAAGGAGGTATTCGATGGAAGTGTTGAAACCGAGGAAAGACAGGTATAATCCTGATAATACTTACCGTATCTATATCAATATAGGTAATCATCCGGGTGCGAAGTGGGTATCTTTCAAGGACAAGGAAACCGGGGAAGTTACTAAGGGTATATTCTTGCCTGACTGGGAAACTGGAGGCATACGGATAAGACATGGACAAGTCAAGTTTGAAATTAATGCAATACCCGTAAAAGGAAAGATAAATACTCATGTGCTTATTCCTGCTGTATATAAAGGTATTGATTGTGGACTTGGACTAAGCATAGGTAATAAGGTGACAGACTTTAAGAAGGCTGTTATTGGAAACATGTATATATGCGGAGAAATACTTAATGAAGACCAAAAGAAAATACTAGAAAAGTATGTCAGAAGAAAAGGATTCTTTAAAATCGGGCGTTATAAGAAAAGTTGAGCGTATCGTGTGTGATTGCGTAAATAAAGTATTCTGCAATCAGGACCCTGTATATCCTTCAACTATCTATGAAGGAAGGACAAACATTATTCTTACAGGGAGGATTGCGAGAGGTGCAGTTTTTGCCGTATTGCATAACAGGTTCGGAATCTCATACGGTAATATTGCCAAACACTCAAAAATTAGCAGCAGGAACATTATACGGTCCGTAAAGACTTATAAGAGCATTCCTGATTCGGACAATGCCGTAATGATGATAAAAGAGCTTATAGAAGTTGAACTAAAAAAATTCCCAATTTTATGAATGATTTACTTTCTTTTAAACGTAATGTCATGATGCTCGGTCTTTGCACTGGATATAAGAATAAATGGGACGTAGCTACAAGTAAGGAAGCGTTAATGGATATAGCTTTGGATTCAAACGGTGTGGAGCTGTTGACAGATGCTCATAGCTTTGGATTCGGTATGGATATTCAGTATATGGAACGAACGTTTTCTGACTATATTAATGGCAAATGGAAGCGGAGCAAGGATGGATATACTTCGTGCCTGTATGTGGACTTTAACGGGCAAATAGAGCAGGATTGCACGCTTACTACGGTGCTTGCTTCAAAGGTTGAGTTCCATGTTTCAAAAGGGGATGTGTGCAAGCTGTATGTTGGAGGTGGATCTACTGTAAATATCACCGGAGAAGGTATCTGCTACGTGTACTCATACGGTCACAATAAAGTGACCGGCAGGTTTAAGTCAATGAATTGTATAACTAAGTCCGAATGGGCTAAATAACATGCCTATATCCACGTGTAGAAAAAGTAACGGGTGCGTTGGTTAATACTGGCGCACCTTGCTTAAAAATCAGATTATGAAAGCAACAGACTTAAAAATAGGCAACTATGTTCATATCAAATTCCGCTCCCCACAGGGAGAAAGGCTTTCCATCCCCATGCAGATAGTCGGAATATTTTCAAGCATCAATGGGGCAAACCCGAATGATACCGTTTACCTTGACTTTGAAGGAAACGAAGGTGATATATGGGAAGAAGAAGTACAAAATTTAGTATTCGCTAAAACGGAGCTTAAAAAACAATGAATTATATAGAAGAAGAGCAAATACAAGCCGACATAGAACGGTTTGAGCAAATAGGTAGCGATATTCCCGATGATGGAGATATGGTTGAACAAATACCATTGTTCAGATCTTCCGATATGCAGTCAGTCATTGAGGGCGGTAAGAAGAAGCCTCCTATTCATAGGCTTTGGGGCGATTTTTGGTGGGAGAACGAGCTTGTATTCTTATTTGCCGATAGCGGAATAGGTAAATCCATTCTTGCCACGCAGATAGCCTACGAGATAGCCAAAGGGGAAAGCGAATGTACGGAGGTGGAGGTAAGTCCTCAAACCGTTTTGTACTTCGACTTTGAGTTATCGGACAGGCAGCTTGCAAGAAGGTACTGCAATGCGGATTTCCCGAAGTCGCTTATCCGATGCACCATATCGGAAGAAGTGGACAGCGAAGATTTTAACATGAACGTGATTGACGGCATAAAAGACAAGCTGATTGATACAGGTGCAAAGGTTATGATACTTGATAATCTTTCCTATCTTTCTACGCAGACAGCAGAAGCGGAGTTCGCAGGTGCTATTATGGACGGTCTTACAAGATTGAAGCGTGAGCTGAAAATCAGTATCATGGTAATAGCGCATACGCCTAAGATTGAGGAATGGAAGCCCTTGTCTAAAACCAATATGGCAGGGAGCAAGCTTCTTTCCAACTTTGCGGACGGGGTGTTTGCCATAGGACGTACAAGGAATGGAGGACGTTATCTAAAACTACTAAAAACTCGCATGGTGAGTGAACCGGATGAAAAGTCGCTCCTGCCATATTTCAATATTATTTCGGAACCTTACCTTCATTTTGAAAAGGTTGGTGATGAAACGGAAAAGAAATTACTTATGGGAAAACCTGCAAAAGATTTTTTCACTTCTATTTGGGATAGAGCTGTTGCAGAGCCTATCCCTTTGAACGAGTTGGTTAAACTGATTATATCTAAAGATAATTCTAAAAATAGTGCAAAATCTAAGGATGGTAATGCCCGTAAGCGTATAGACCGTGCAATAAAGTACGGATCTTTAAAAAAGGACGAATTGAAGAATATATATTTGAAAACTGACAATTGACATGAATGTTGAAGAGATAAAGCAAAAGAAGCAGGAGTTGGGCGAAAAGATAGCTGTTCTTTTGAATGGGTTTGAAAATGAAACCGGAGTTCAAGTTTCGGATGTCGGCTTTGTGAGAAGAGTGGTTTATGACGAGTTGGGACATGAAATATATAAGGTGTATGTGGCAGAAGTGGAGGTGAAACTATGAGTAAGAAAAACTTATTATACGAGTTTGACCCTGTAATATACCCCCGAAATTTATGGGTGTACATAGGTTCTGATGAGGATTACATTAATAGATATTTTCACGAAAACGGAAGTGACAAAAGATTAAGTTTTGAGGCAAATTCAGAATGGGACGGATTGACATTAACGGAAGTTGTACGGAATGACACTAATATGGTAGGCATACTTGTGATATTCCGCAATAAAACTGATATGAGGATGGGGCTTGTTTGCCATGAAGCGAGCCATGTAGTTGATGGAATAGAGAACGCAATAGGAATGAAACACGGAGACGAGCCGTCTGCATATTTGTTTGAATGGGTATGTAAGAGTATCAATTTAGCGAGGTTGGGTAGTTGCGAGCCATTGAAATTTCAAGATGAATCTGAAAAATAGAACACTTATTTTTGTATAACCACCGTGATTTTTCTGACAATCAATGTAAAAACATTAAAAATAGGATAATGTAATCCCCGTTCGTAGCGTTCGGGGATTTTTGTTGTATGCTATTAAACATGTATAAATTAAATAAGAAATCCATTGCAATACAAATTTTAGCCTCTATATTTGCATCATAATTACGCTCATGGCTACGCATACCTTAAAGCTGTATTTGCAGCTTGTCCTTGAATAATAGGTATGCTTACCCTTTGTTTTTTTACAAATAACTCATTAGTATTATGGCATACAAAGCATTAGACATCGCAAATAAAATTATATCCAAAACAGATTTGGAACATGGTGATACTATATCAAATCTGAAATTGCAGAAGATGATGTATTACCAACAAGGTTTCCATTTGGCATATTTTGGAACACCATTGTTTGATGAGGATATTGTTGCCTGGCAATATGGACCGGTTGTCCCTTCTGTATATAAGGAATATAAATCGTTTGAATCCAATTCTATATCGACTTCAAAAGAAGGTATATCTTTATCAGATGATGAAGAAGAACTTTTCAACAATGTTTATGAGGAATACAACCAGTTTTCTGCTGTAGCCTTGATGAAAATGACACATGAAGAATCTCCTTGGAAAACCACGGAAATAAACTCTGTAATAAGCCGTGATAAGATGATGGCGTTTTTCAAAACACAAATTGAAGCATAAATGAGTGGCAAGTTTAAGTTAAAGCATAAAGATGTAAAGCCTAATTTAAAAGAAAAAGAGGTTGATGCGAGAAGCAAAGAACCTCTTTTCTGCTTTAAGTACTTGGATATGAAAACATCTTTAAAAGGATGTGATAATAGTGTGTTCAAGGATTTTGTAACGAGGATGCAAAAATTGTGCTGTCTTACTTGGAAAGATATAAACGTTTCCGGGAAACACCAGTATGGTTTTGAAATGATACCAATCAAACAGTTGAAGCCAACATCCCTTCCTGCAATAATCACAGAGGATATTAAAGAACTTGCTGTTTTCAGATATAGTGGCGATAACCGCCCTTTCGTATGTCTAATAATGGACTGTGTGATATACCCTATATTCATAGAAGCTAAATTCGGTGATATATACGACCACGGAAGTAAATAATAACAGATTTATCATACGTATGAAGCGGTAAGAGAACATCCTACCGCTTCATTTTTATTGCATAACTACACGTAAATCCGGACCTTTAGAGTTAGCGTTAATGGGCACTTTGCTTTCTAACATGCCTCTTTTTTTGCTCCATTGTGGATTATGTGGTAATTTTGCGACGTTTAACTAAAAAATATATCGTATGAAAAAGATTTTATTATTAGCTTTATTTGCGTTGGATTTTGTGGCGTGTGATTCACATAAAGGATTTGATTCATTAGAAGAAATGAAAGCCAAAAGCTCAAATATAAAGGGGGTGTATGGATTCACTATGGGTGATGATTATGATAAAGTAGCTCTGCAATGCAAATCTATGGGATATGATGTTGTTGATACTTTAAGTGAATTTGTTGAACTAATAAACAACGATAATTATAAGTCATATATAAAAGACTGGAGATTTTTCATAGCAGAAAAGAATGGTATAAGTCAATTATCTTTGGAATTTTATGAAGGTAAACTCTGTATAATAAGAGGATTTGGTGATTTAAGAAGCAAAGGTGAAAAGAATATAGCAAAGAATATTATGGATAATTATGGGTTGGGGATAAGTTTCGATACACTTTATTCTGAATATAAAAATTTCCCTTTATCAGAGATGAAAGAGATGATAGGACATCCGATTTTAGATAGGGAAGACCATTATTACGTGAACGATTCTTTGTTATTATCTTGTATTCTTGACAATCGCAGTTTATCATATATGGTGGTATGCACACTAAACCCATACGCAATGGCTCTTAATGGTAAGGCTCTTGCATTGAAAAGAGAATTTCAAAAAACATTATTTGGAGGAAGCCATTCTAATAGTTCTAATAGCGATGGGGATAATGTCCGTGGTCGTGGAACAATGGATAAAGATGATAAAGAGTACTGGAATAGCGTAAATAGAGAAAAGAAACTCCGAGATATGGGTATGAAAGAAGCTGCCGAGTTGGAACGTAAGGCGAGGATAAGATATTTAGAAGGTGGCGGATATAACTCAAAGGACGGAGGAAAACAAGTTCACTTCCAAGGGAGTAAGGAGCAGGAAGAGCAACTAAGGCAAATGGATGAAATGGGTTGGTAATATATTAACGAATAAAATAAGGTATTATGAAATTATTTTTATTGATTATTGCGTCATTGGCTTTGGTTTCGTGCAGTAGCGGACTTGAAAGTAAAGCCAAAAAACAAATGAAGGAAACCATTCTTGAAATGGCAAAGAATCCAGAATCTGTTAAGATTGATAATGTGAAAACGATTATCAACAATGATAGCTTATGTGTACTTTCATTTAATGCAAGAGGTCAAAATAGCTTTGGAGGATACGATAGGTCTAATTATGGATACTACTATGTTAAGTCTAAAAAAGATGGAAAAGAAAGATACATGGAAGCATTACAGGGAATAGAGGATAATAAGAAAGGTATTTTAGAATCATCAGAAGAGCTTATTTATACACTGGCTGATAAATTGAATAAAGAACCTGATTTTTCCAAAAAATCTATACATAATTGTGCTTATAATTTGGCAAGCTTAATGTGTATTGGTAGTAAATACGGTAGAAAGATAGAGTAAATACATCCTTTATGCTCAAAAACACGCTGCAAAGTTTTGCCATATCAAAAATTATGCTTTTGCAGTGTCTAAATTATAGCAGTGCAAAGCCGCAAACGTAGCGGCATTTTTTGTGCCTATACATAAAGTAGTCTTTAAAAATATAAAGATATAACTGCGCCGTGTCGTGGAGTAGAAATGCCCACGGAGTTTGCTATAAACTTGAACAACACGTAGCGCAGTTTTTTATTGTTCAATTTATAGTTATGGAAGAGTTAACTTCTCCTACCGCTTACCAAAAGGCGGTAATCGGCATCCTTCTCAAATAGATGAGAATATTCAAGCGTATCAGACACATAAAAGGGATTGTTCCATTCTGTGCAGTGCTAATCCTCTACCTTTTCCATTTGTTCCTATATCCGTTTGTGAAACTTGCAAAGTGATGGAATTACAACCTTATTTTTTAATATCCTATAAAGCAATGATATATGTTTGAATAATCATTGCATGGTATCAAGAAAATTAATGTGATATGCTTTATACGCATGGTTTGTTAAGAATGAGTACAAATTATCATCTATTTTCGATGTATTTTAATGCTCATTAACGCACAATCATGCAGGATAATGCACGCAAATACAAGGACATTTTTACCTCATTTTTAGGATATTGTAAAGTGGAAATCATCCATTATTTTTGCATCGTAGAAATAACGTTGTTCAGCTCATTTCGTGGTTGTCATGTGCTGGAGTGAATAAAGATATTACTGGGCATTTCCCTTTGGAGCAGACAACCACATTAGGCTTCATCGGGATTTGCCCTTTACTTTTCAATATAGGAATAAAATGGGAAATATACAAGTAATTAAGAAAGCTGAATTATTAGGTCATTCATTTACAGTTTACGGAACTGCCGAAAATCCGTTGTTTCTTGCTAAAGAAGTGGCAGAGTGCATTGATTATGCAAAGCGAAGTAATGGTAGTTATAACACTACTATGATGTTGCAATCAGTAGATGAAGAAGAAAAGGTTGCCAACATTGTTGACACCCTTGGTGGAAATCAGCAAGTTTGGTTCTTAACCGAAGATGGCTTATACGAAATCCTCATGCAATCCCGCAAGCCAATTGCCAAAGAATTTAAGAAAGGCGTAAAGGAGATTTTAAAGTCCATCCGCAAGACAGGCGGCTACATTGCCACTACCGAAGAAGAATCTCCTGAAGAAATCATGGCGAAAGCACTACTTGTTGCACAGGCTACAATCAAGCGTAAAGAAGAGCGCATGAAGCAGTTGGAAGCGGAGACAGAGCAGCAGAGAGAAACTATCGAACTCCAAGACACGGAAATCAAAAAAGCTGCACCGAAAGTCAACTACTACGACAACCACTTACAGAGTGTGAACACGCAGACCACCACGCAAGTTGCCAAACAAATCGGCATGGAAGCACCCAAACTCAACAAGAAACTAAAAGAACTCGGTATTCTGTATAAACAATCTTGTCAATGGTTGTTGCACTCTCCTTATTCATCGTGGGGTATGCATTCCACTCGCACACAGACCTTCACACGTTCAGACGGTTCGACAGGAACAAGTGTATATACAGTATGGACTACCAAAGGTGTGCGTTTCATTATTGCTCTATATGAAAATGGCTGGGACGTGAAGAAAGCAATAAGGCAGATTAAGGGAGAATTAGAGCCTACTGCATAATATAAGTCAGCCATTAGTTTATAAACCAATTACTTACGTTATCCACATTTATGCAGACAGCAAGAGGTATGTCTAAAAAGTAAGAAAGTATGGTAATATGTTATATTTTGTTAGGCATAGCAGCAGCAATCGTAATTGCATCTCCAATCATAGGTATCATTCTCGGTCTTGAATTAAGAGAGAAATACGGTAGTGATAGAGATTGGTATCTTGAAGTTGTTGGAAAATGCGCATTGATTGGAGGCTTGCTGTTTATCGCTTCTATTATTATTAGACCGTTCTATCCTGCGAAACTTTATGATGTTGAAATAAGGGCGCATTATGTTGATGGATATTCAACGGTAATGCGAAAGGACAGTATAGAAGAAAACTTTCTTCCTGAAATAAGAAATGGGAGATACGAAGGTATAGGTTCTCTGTATTTTGCAGGAGAGAGGCATCATGGGGTTATTCGATTTGAATACTTGAAAAAACGGGAATACAATGTAGATTACATGGAATACTTAAAAAAAAGAACAATAACTAATTAAACTCATATAAAATGGAAACAAAAAAAATATCAACAGAAGACAAGGGTACACTTTTGTACAATGCCATGCGTGACACTTTGGAAATGAACAACGCAAGCCAGTGGCAGGAAAAGATAATAGACGTAATCAGGGAAATTGGTCTGACGAACGCAGAGATAAACTCCGATTACCTTTACTAGCTGATGGAGATTTACAGAATGTTTGGGAAGATAGGAAAGATTGAACCGTATATTATGGACTAATTGCCACATATTAGCATAAGAGCACGTTGAGGATTGACCAACGTTTCAAATGAAAAGGCACTCTACTTATCGCAAGCGAAGTGCCCCTTTTGTATAGATTGGTTCAGAAGCTACTGCATTACAACGCGCAAGGCTGGTCCCTTGGAATTTGGACTTGGTGCAAACACACGGTCTATCCTGTCCGAAAGGATTTCCAAATACCTCGTCTGCGCCCTCAACTCAACAATCATGGGGTTAGATTCGCCCGATTGGGATTCTAAGCTGTAGCGGGCTTCTAATAGCACTCTGATTGCGGCTATGTCAGTTGTCTGTTGATTGACAAAGAACCTAATAGAATTAAGTAATGCTTCAAGAGCTTCTGCTGTGGTTTCTGATACACCTTGTATACTTTGAGTAAGTGCCGACAATTCAGATTTCTGCCCTACACTTGTGCCTTTGTATCCTAATGTTTCCATAAGCGCAAGCAAATCTTCATTTAATCCTTTCAATGCGCTTTCTCCAAGAGCCTGGATGTTTGCAAGCTCTTCTTTAGTGAGGTTAATCCCTCCTACGCTCCCCTCTGTAACAGATTCATCTATTTTCTCAAACAGTTCCTTCAAACGCCCTTGCGCAAGTCTCATTGTAGCTTGTTTGACGATAAGATTTTCAATAAAACTATCAAAGTTTTCATTAAGGGCTTTTAGTCCATCTTCTGTTTCATTGAAAGCATCCATCCATGCTTGAACAAATGAAGAGGCGGCATCCTTATATTCTGACTCCCCACCTATACCTCCTAATTCTAATTTCTGTTGGTCTAAAATTTCTTGTCTTGTCTTTTTCAGTTCATTTATAGCATCATTCCATTCATCAATACGGTCTCTATCAGAATCTTTCTTTGCCTCTTCTGAGTTAATCATATTTTCATATGATTCAATCTGTTGGTCTAAATTGGCTATTGTATCTTTGGTTTGTGTACGAAGATCATCTGCACTCCAAGCGGCTTCCATCTTCTCCTTTAACTCATCGTATGCCCTACCAAGTGATTCTATATTCTTTATTTGCCGTTGGATTTCACGTTCTTTCTTCTTGTTCTTATTGCCAATGCCGAATATGCTACCGATTGTCTTGCCAAGTCCGGTGAGTACATTCAGAGAGCTACTTATTGGCTTTGTTATGTCAAAACTTTCAAGAGAACCGAATAATGCACCTACACCATCTAAAATTTCATAAAGGTCTTCTCCTATTGCAACACCGAAACTATCCTCCAACATGTGAGCAAAGTCTGATACCGAATTTGTAATACCCGATATACTTTCGACCATACCTCCACCAAGGTCAATCTTACCAAGAGATTGGATTATTCCTTGTAATTTTTGAGCTTGTTGCGACAAAGCCCTGTTAGCAGCATCATATCCGGCTATTATCTTGTCTTGCTCCTTCTTTTTATCAACTAATAAATCGTAGTTATTTTTTTCAACTTCATATTCTTCAAGTGCTGCATCTATATTTTCAGTAGCGGATTCATAAGCTGCTTTCTTTTCTGCTACTATTTTACTTTGCGTGCGTAATTGTTTCTCATATTTTGCTTGCAAATCTCTCGCTTTAGCCTCGTCCTTCTCATTTTTTGCATTTTCTTTACGAAGCTTTGTATATTCCTTGAGAGATTTTATTAACTTATTCCACGGGTCTCTTTGGTTAAGCTGTTTGTCAAGTTTTTTTTCTTGCTCCATTATTTGCTTCAACTCTGTAGGTGACAAGTCTTTTAATTCCTCACGCATTTTCACAAGCTTATCTTTCATGCTTTGCAATGCGGCAGTGGAATAGTATTCTATATTGTCAAACAAGTTAAGATAACTGTCCGATGAAGTAAATTCCTTCCATGCATTATTAGCTGACTTTTGATTGTACATCTTTGTCGCATTTTCTTCTAGCCTTTTTTGTAAGTCCGGAGTGTTTTGGAATTTGTCACGTATCTCTTCTAAGTCTTTGTAATACTGCTCGTCAAGCTGTAGCTGTTCAGAAAGTTGTGCCTTGTACGATTTAATAAGTCTTTCGGCAGTATCTTGTTGTTCTTTGATACGCTGTTGGTCAATCTCCTTTATTGCATCTTGATAATCTTTGTATTGTTGAGTATTCGGGTCTTTGTATGTGTCAGCATACTTCGTTTGAAACTCAATATCAATGCTTCTCTGAACATCATCCAACGTCTTTGCAAGTCCGGGAAACAACTGTTGCACCTCCGCTTCGGACAATCCTGCATCTTTCAGTTTCTTGTGCAAGTCCAATCCGTTGAACATGGCTTCAATATTCTTTTTGGTCTTGTCGAGCTGTTTCTTAATATTTTCTACATCATCGCTATCCAGCAGTTGATATGAATCATTTATAGCACCTTGCTTCTTCCTAAAATCTGTGATTATCTTTGAAATTTCCTGCAATGCTTTTGCTGTATTCTGCTTGTTTGGCAAAAACGCATCTCCAATGATGTTCTTTGGCATATTCACGTTTTTGAGAGAATCTGCATAACGCTCCATAACAGTCTTAGCAGCCTTATCGCTGCCCATTACCTTGCTCAGCTTCTCGTATTCCTTATTAAGCTCTTTAATAAGAGAAATGCGCTCTGCTAATATGTCACGTTTATGTTTGGAGTCTGATTCAGGTTCTTCTTTATTTACCCCTGGTCTAAGAGGAACTTTTATATCTCCCAAATTATATATATCGTATGCAAGTTGCTTCTTTATATCAGACCATTCTTTGGAAAATTCTCCTTTATTGATTAAAATCTTAAATTGTTCCCTTGTCTTATTACCTTTTATTACCTCATCATTTACAGAATCAAATATTTCACGTATTTCTTTAACTGCTTTTTCTTTATCTTTCTCCCAATCTTTCCTTGTTCCAAGGAACGAGCTAGCGATAGAACTTTTCTTACCTGCAAAAAGGACCCCGTTCTGTAACTTCTCCAAATAGTCCGCAAGCCTTTTGTAGTAGTCGATTAAATCCTCTCCTTCTTTTTTCCCCTTTACAAGTTCTTGTATGTATTCTTTTGCTCCTTTACCCAAGGAAGTTGATTCTTCTGAAAGCCTTAATAGTTCAGCTTGTATTTTATTACCTTTCGCTATAAAATCATTGAAAGAGTTCTCATACTCGTCTAAATCAGTTTCAATATCATCATCCCCTATCAGCCATCCCTTCTTCCTATTTTCTGCATAATTAGCTTCAATTTTTCTAATATCTTCTAAAAAGTCTGTATATTGTTTTCTGTACTCTTCAAATTGCTCTTTTGCTTCTTTTTCTGATATATTGGGCTTTATCTGTATTTCAAATCCTTCATTATTCATCTCTTTCACAAGGGAGGACAATGCGTCCCTTGTGTTATTTTTAGCTATTTCGTCTATTTCTCCTACCCTTAACTGAGCAGTATAATACTTGTTGCTACTTTCTCTCAACATTTTGTTATATTGGGAATGAACGTTCCACAACTCATTAACAAGTTGTAAGGCTACTCCAAGAGCCATTAATGGAAGAGATGATTTAAAAGCAAGCCCTAAAGAGCGTAATGAAGTTTCTGCTTTTGTTAAAGCAAAAGATAATAAGCTTACTTCTTTGGTAATAGCTTTTATTTTAGGTACTAATAGCAATGATCCTACTACGACACCAAACGTCTTTGCCACTTCAGCAACTGTTTCCCAATTATCAATCAATACCTTAATTGAATCAATAGAACCTTTTAGTGTATCTTCGTTAGCTTTACCGATGGAGTTAAGCATCACATCAATACTGTCCTTCAAGTTGGAAATTTTACCTTGTAAAATTTCAGCTTGGATTTCTTGCATATTGTAGAAAATACCCTCTTTGGAAGTCAAGTTTTCAAACACTTGTTCAACATCCTCAAATGTAACCTTACGTTTGGAAATCATATCTACAATCTGTGCCGTGGTATAATCTGCTTGGTCTCTTGTTTTGAACAACTTTTGAAGTTCCCCATACATATTGATACCTGCTTCCGTAAACTGACGAACTTCTGTACCACGCAAATATGCTGCCGCTTTGACCTGCCCATAAGCAAGGATAAGTCTGCCCATATCCACACCTAAACCAGCAGATACATCGGCAAGTCGTTTTGTCGTATCATATAACTTGTCGCTCTCAATACGGTATGCTGCAAGCTGTTTTGTGAATGTAACCAATTCCTTAATTTGAAATGGCGACTTTACGGCAAGTTGGACAGTCTTGTTGAAAATTTGGTCTGCCTGTGATTTATTTTGTAAGATTGCTTGTAACGAACGCTGCTGCAATTCAAATTCACCGCGCACTTTTGCCAACTTGCTGATATACCCTTCAATCTGTGACACGGAGAACAACAAAGCAAGCTGACGGCTTAATTGCCCGGCTGTATCCATCAGGTTGCGATGGCGTGTGGCAAGCTGCTGTGATTTGACTCCTGCTTCCGTCAATGCTTGGTTGTGTTTTGCAATGGCTTGGTTTATCTGTTCAAGCATGCTCTTATAGTTCGCATCGGTAGTGTTCAAAGACAAACGAGCTTTTTTCAGGTACTCTATAGCTTGTACGTTCTGTTGCAGAGACTTTGCATTTTTAGAATAATCTAATGCGCCTTGTGGAGTTGACCGCTGTGCATTTGCTAAATCCGCCGCCTCCTTTGCAGCACGTTTATCCGCTGCCGCCTTACGTTGTGCAGCCTTTTCCGCAGATTGGGCACGTTGCTCGTCCGTCTTTCGTTGCTCGTCAAGCTCCATCTTCATGTAGCGCATGGCTTCTACCGCAGCCTTTTGTTGCGGCTTTGACAAGTCCATGTTCTCAACGTATTTTTTCAAATCCGAATATCCCTGCTTCAATCCGGATATATTAAAGTTAGCAAATGAACCTTCTCCGATTTTATTGTTTCCTATTCTGTTTAGCAAATCTGCCGCACGTGAAAGGCTTTCGTTCAGAGAAGTAGTCTTTCTTGTAGTCTCTTCCGCACCTTTCCCTGCTCCTTCAAATGGATTACCTTTTATAGCATCTATCTTTTTGGCTAACGAAGTAATCACACTTTCCAATTTACTCGTATCCATTACCACACTGCCAAACCCGTTTTTCAATGCATCTGCTGCTGTATGGGCGTGCTTCTCTATCTTCTCTAGCTTCTCATCGAAACTATCCAACTTCTTTAATACATCAGGGGTTATGTTGAGGAAAGCTCCTGCTTCGTTATTTGCCATATCGTTATCCTTTTTTATTAATTATGGGCATACCCAAATCATTCAAGTTCTTCAAATCGTCAACACTTCCTATTTTGCTGACCTTCTTTTTTTTCTTGTCCTTGTTTCCGTATTCTACATGGGAAAAATCAAACGAGCTTAACCGGATCTGTCCAACCGTCATTCCCCATAAATATTCGTCACGAGAGCACCAAGTGTTGGAGCGCAGAAAATCAATCATCTGCCCCCACTCTGTACGGGATATTATCAGTTTTGTTCCGTTTTCTTCGTCTTCCTCGTCAAAGTCATTTCCCTCACGGTCTGAATCACATTGGTACTCTCGAAAAAAAAATCCGTGCTTATGAGGTTAAGGATTTCACCAAGCAATAATGCCCAGTCCTTTATGTCGTAATCTCTCCACATCAAAAGGTCAAAGACCTTGTGGTAGTCATCTGATAGTTCTTTTTTCTCATAATCAGAGAATATCCTGTCCCTGTCATTGAGAAGTGCAAGCGTTATCACGTGTGCAACTGCCGGTAGATTTACCGAGAACTCTTTGATAACATCTCCCATACTTAACTTCTCTCCCTTCACAATCTGACACGCTTGTTCGGCTATAAGCCATTGAACACCGGGCTTCAATCCTTTAATACGCCACTCCGTACCGTGAAGTTTTACAATGCTTGGGCTGTCATTCATTATCCTTGCCAAACGTTCCATTGACTCATCAGATATAGGAGTACAAGCCGTTACAACATTTGTCTTTAGTCCTGTATCTTTTTTCTTTGCTCTATATACTGCCATGATTATAAACATGAAGGGCGGCGGCATATAAGCCTACCGCCCGTAAACACTCTAGTTATCTATTATGAACAAGTTTTATTTGGGTAAAGTATAAGCTGAATCTACATAAAACGGTGTTCTGATAGTTCTTTCTCCATCGGCGATATTTGCATCATACGCTGTTCCTGCAAGGTTGATACGACCCACATTAGAGTTCAAAGATTCAAGCATTATTTTTGAGTTAAGTTGGACTTTTGGAACCACAAATGCAGTCATCGTTTCTCCTTCCTCAAACACTACGTCAATCTTTGCATACAACTTCTTGTATTGAGCCGGAGCAAAGTATTTAGTAGAGACAGTAGTTCCTACCGTAAATCCCATGAGAGCGACCAATAGGTCTTTTTGTGTATCTGCAACCTCAGCTGTAAACTGGTATTTGCCAAGCTTCACGATGGAAAGAATGGGGCTGTCGGAAGTTTCGCACTCGATGTCGTTTACATCGTTATCGTCTTGAGCGATTGAAGTGGTATCCTCAACTACATCTTCAAGGATATAAGAGTCACCCTTTGGCACATCGTCTTGTTCAGAGCCAGTGAACAGAGTTGCCACAATGTAAGAAGGCTTGATGTTTTTTTTGGCTGTTGCGCCAGTCTTGTTTACTGCCATAATTAAAAAATGTTATCCTGTTAATAATCTGTTTACCTTATTGTCACTTCTATATTTATCACGTTGTAGTAGTAGTTCCTATTTTGGTCATAATCTGCATCACGGAAATTTACATCAATCACATAATGGGGGTCTTTGCATGATTCAATAGCCTTGTCAAGCGCAAGTTCCATTTTGTACAGCTCCTTCACGGGTTTCGTGCCGTGACTGTCAACTGATTTTGCGTACAAGAACACGTTGGCAGAACCTTTGGCATAAGCTCCGTAATCTCTCATGGAAAGAACGTCAACAAGCACCATTTCTTTCCAACTGCTGTCAACGGTAGCAGGCATATTCCCGATAAACAGGTTATCGGATATAGCCGCTTTTGTCAGCAGCATGGAAAAGAAGTTCTCCACTTTCGATGTTGTCTTATATTTACTATCCATAATCAATAACTACCGTGACTTATTATCCCAAAATTTGCGTTCTTAAACTTTGAAGCAAGTCTTTTAACGTCATCCCTTGCCGTTGCTATCACCTCATACTTGTACTTGTCTTCGACTATTTCACCGTATGGCATTGCCACAGCTACTACCAAGTCTATACCGTCATGCGGTTTATACTTGTTTCGCAGAAAATCTGTAATCGCTTCACGACCTTTAATCGTTTCACCATACCATTTCTTACCTTTCGTAGCTTGAATAGCCGGGAAACCGCTTGCAACCAACTTTCGGTTTACATATACTCCCCATCCGTAACTGTCATGCAGGTTGTGAGAACGGTGCGTATATCCTTTGTTCTGCAACTGGCTATCCACAATTTTCTGTCCTTCACCGGAAAGTAATCTGACAAGTTCTGATATGCGGTCTTTCTTCGCCATAGCCTACACCTCGCTCATCTTAATGTCAACGTGGCAACCTCCCAACTGGCTGTATTCAAGTCCAACGACACGACCGTTAATAGGTATAGCATAATCCTCGCATTTGAAGTTGGTGTTGAACCTTATCGGAAGTTGAGCACCTATTTCGCAAGGGAAGAACACCTTGTAATCAGCCATGATAGTACCAGAATTAATCAGCTTTGCAGCCTGCTGTATGTCACATTCAGTTTCAAGAAGGATGGTCTCTCCCGTAGTGGGGACTTCGGGAGAACTATCCGTCTTTTCATCCCCGAGCAAGTCACCGTCACCGAGAAGGTTTCCGTCTTCCGGCTTGTTTGTTATCACGGTATAGAATGTACCATGAAACGGGTATTCTGCTATTGCTTTCCTTTTGAGACGCATAAACTATACATCTAATGAATTTTCATTGACCCAACTCATACTACCCGAATCCATGCTTTTCAACGCTTCTTCTTCACCATACTTTTTGTACAGTGCTTTCAGACGGTCTTTCAAGTTTTGGATTATGGCAGCCGTTACCGTTTCACTACCTATGTCCTGTCTGTAACTGCCATGTTGGAGTGATGATGAAGCCACAGACCACGGACCGTTAATGACAAGCTCGTACAGTGCGATAAGGCAATGGTCTTTAGTGCATTCATCTATTTCAGAACGGTCTGAAATAAACATCAAGCCGTTTTCGTATGCGATATTTTCAAGCGCATCATCTTCAAAGACAAATCTCGTAAGCCCATTGAGGTATGCTATCGGGTCAAATGATTTTTCCATAACTACTACGCAATGTATTGTACATTTAATCGTCTGCCTGACTTGTGTCTACAATTACGTGATTACGGAATGTTTTCAGTGCAGGACAAGCTGACATCATTACATCAGTATGCCATTCCTTATACAGCCCGTTGTTTGTTGTTGTATTCACAATCGTGCAGAGACCATCGTTAGCCTGAGCAAAAATCTTGGTTATTACGCTTGAACCATACTTATCAAACATCTGTTTGTCTAGGTTATTGGTGTATTCAAACTCACAAGCATATCCGGCAGGGCGGAGAACAGCAATCTTATCGTCCCAACCTTGTACGAATGTGTCTCCGGTATTGGTAAGATTACGCTCACGTTCTTCAACAATTTCAATTGGAGATACACCGGGATAATCACGGAAAGCAGCTAAGAACAACTCTCGTGTAGTAGGTGCAGTAGCGGTTGTTGCGATGTAAGCTAAAGGATTTTTCTTGAAACTTTCAATCAATTCCTTAACTTCGGCATTTTGCAGCATTACTTCGTAAAACATCTTGCGTGTAACCTGCCATACCATTGCACCTTCATACCCCCATTCTTCACGATATTTTTTCTCCTTTTCCGCCATTTGACTGAGAATCTTACATTTTTCGTCTGTCCAAACTACTGTGCCAGCTTTAGTAAAGTTCTCTGTTGGTATATCAGCCTTATGCAACGGAGCTTGAACGCCACGTGCGATATTTCGATAGTCAATATGACCTTTAGACATTAACTGTGCAGTCATGAAGTTCATGGTTGCGTCCGCACTATCAAGTTGGGACTGTAATGTATGTACCCAAGCGGCTACCAAATCGGCATCGTTTCCAAACAACTCAAACTGTTGTTCTTTTGCTTCACGTTCCATAGCTGTTTCAACGAAACCGGGAGCGATAAAATCAGGGATGGATGCGGTGTACCAGTGCAGACCGTCCTTATCCATTTGATTACTGTCACCAAGAGGTGCACGCAAATCCATCAAAGGAGCGGCTTTCAAGTCACGTCCTTTCACAGAAAAAGTAGCGATGCCATTAGGAGCGGTAGGTGTGGGAGCACCAGCTTTTACACCTTGAGTCTTGTACCAACCATAATTAGTGTATAGCAGACCTTCTGTATTGACAAAGGATTGCAAGAAACGTTGATTGGTCTTGTCTGAAAAGAATCTTGCATATCTGCTGCTATTAAAATCAAATTTAGGCATAGTTTCGTCAATTTTAAATGTTAAACCAACCCTTAACCTTGCTCTTGTTCAAAGCTTTTAATGCAGCCGAAAGAGGTTGCATACGGTCTTCGTAGAGGAATACATCTCCTAATGCCAATGCAGGAGTGATAAGGTATCTTGCACCATCGAAATCATCTTCGGATGCAGCCGGGTCAAAAACAAAATCAAAGTCGCAGGGAAGGTATGAGTTAGGATTAGTGACCATAGCTTCTTTACCAGAACCTGCTTCTTTCGCTTCAACAAGAACAGATGAAGTTGTTAATGCTCCGAGGGTTGCGCTCAATGTAACTTTCCAAACATCGCCAACCGTTCCGTCAGTCGTTTTTTCAACGGCTGTGACTGTTACTGCTGTTCCTTTCCCTACCAATGTGGTAGGAGCAACCATGAGAACGTCCCCTACAAACGGAATGAGGGAATACCCGTCTCTTTTCAAGTAAATAACCGTATCAGATGATTCTGATGTTTTTGCAACTGCATACGATTTTAGGATGCGTATTTCGCTTCCATTAGAACCATTACTGGGAATATATTCAGCGAGCGTTCCAGCAAAAGCTCTTGCATTACCTTTGAATGGGTTTTTAACAATTCCTCCACTGGTAGGAAATACAAGTGCGTCTTTCCCGCTCATCTGTAGCTTCACGAAGACATAGCGATGACCACCAATGCTTCCGCGAGCCTGAACCAATGCTCTACCGGGAAGATAGCCACTGTTCAATAGGATTTGCTGATAGAAATCTGACATTTTCTTTTTGGTTTAAATGATTATTATTTTTCTTCTCTGTGCGACTGCTTCTTTACGACAGCAACCACATCGGCAAAGTCATCGGTCTTTTCCTTACCGCCTCCCGTGCCGCCCGGAGTGATGTAAGGTGGAGTGTTAGCATTAAACTTATTGTAGCTCTTGACCAGTCTTTCTGTAAGAGCGTCAACGTCAGTTTCAGAATCAATGTGAATCAATTCGAGTTGGTCGTTAATCCAATCCTCGTTCTTGACTTCTTTCCCTTTTAAGGCTAATTTGAGTTGATTGCGTTTGTCTGAGATAGCTTTTACCTTTTTCTCTTCCTCACGCTCTGATTTCAAATCTTGGAGTTCTTTGAGCAACTTATCCAGTTTGCTTTCGTCTCCTTTGTCATCCTTTTTATCACTTCTATCGTCCTTGTTCGGATGATTCTTTTCCCACTCTTTTATAAATTTTGAGTTGTCATTTCGTATGTTGTTATCGTCCTCTTGTAAGTCATCCAAGTAGTCGGCAACAACATCATCCAGTTCCAACTCGTCCTTATCACTCGCTTTCTCCAACCGCTTGTAGATTCTTTCTACTTTGCCGTTGAAACTTCTCTCACTCATAGCCAAGTTTTTCTTGCCGTTGTTGGTGAGTTTTGCTTTCAGTGCTTCTGAAAACTGTTCTTTCGTAAACTTCATACACTATATGTTTTATAATGATTATATGCGAAAGTAATGCTTTAATAAAAAGGTATAACTATAAAAAAATCACTGTATTTATCACTATGATAAATAGACATTGGTTTAAGTATATATTACCTTGTTATTAAGAGCTATTTTTGCTTTTGATGAAAGAGCAAGAAGTACATAGGGAAGTCGTAATCAAGCCGCAAGAAGGATTCCAAATGCAGTTTGCATCATCATGTGTGGACGTAGTGTTTGGTGGTGGAAATCTTGGCGGTGGAAAATCTTTTGCTCTTGTTCTCGCTCTCGCAGAACCGTTAATGGCAGATGGGGATTTCCGTGCGGTTATTACACGTAGGTCTTTGCAGTCGCAAAAGACGGGAGGTTCATTCGTAGATACATTCAAGGCTATATTCGGTGACTATTGTTCTGTAAAGACTGCCGATAGCCCTCGCATATCATTCCCAAGTGGTGCGTATTGCGACTTGACCTATATAGATGATACTAATCTTGACAAAATGCGTGAGCAATGGAAAGGTAAACAGATTGATGCTATATGTATTGACGAAATTACCGAAATGTCTTGGGAAGCGTTCAGCTATGTCCAGACCCGTAATCGTGGACGGTCAAAGACATTTACGGGAAAGTTCTTCGCTACACTTAATCCGAAACGAAGCCATTGGACGAGAAAATTCTTGGATTGGTATATTGGCGTTGATGGTTTTATTATGCCAGATAGAAACGGGAAAGTAAGATATTTCTATGTAAACGGCTCTACCGTTGATGATGTGGTTTGGGGTGATTCCAAAGAAGAAGTTTATGCTAAGTGTAAGATAGATATTGATAGGAAACTTGCCCGTATTGGAGGTGATTTTGACTATACGAATATGATTAAGTCATTCGTATTCTATCAAGGTAAGCTATCCGAAAATAGGGCTATGCTTGAAAATAATCCTAATTACATAGGCTCTGTTGCAGCTTCGGGCGGTAAAATGGCACAAGCTATCATTGAGGGCAACTTCAATGTTGACCCTGAAGAAGACGAAAAGATACCTATCCCTTCCATTTCCGCACAAGGCGTGTTCAACAACAACCCTGCCGTAAACGGTGACAAATGGATTACCGTGGATTTGGCGGATTACGGTACGGATAATCTCGTGGCTCTGGCATGGGATGGATTTCACGCATACGACATTCTCATTCTTAGCAAGTCCACTCCGAGAGAAAACGCTATGGCAGTGAAGACATTTGCATTTGAGCATGGAACAGCCGAAAGCCATATCATTTTTGACGCGACTGCCGGAAGGTACTTCAATGATTACATTCCCGATGCAGTACCTTATATCTCGCTAAATAAACCTTTCGGGCTTTACCAACTTACCGCAATGACAGTCAAGGATATGTGCTATATCAGATTATGCAAGATGATAGAGGAAGGCAACTTGACATTTGACGATAAACTTGCCGTTCAGACTTACACTCATCAAAACTTGAAATATAAAGTGACGATTGAGAACGAGTTTATGGAAGAATGTTCCGTTGTGCGGTTTGACGATATGCAGAGTGGAAAGAAGCGGCTTTGGAACAAGAAGAAGATGAACCAAATGTTAGGGAAAGGCAGGTCTATGGACTTGTTGGACCCATGCGCAATGAGGATGTTACCGTGCGCTAACATCGAATACGGGAATGAAATTCAAGCAGGGTATTACAATCACGAGGAAGAAACCAAACAAGCGAGCCATACACAGACAGAAGGAAGTATTTACGATGAACATTTATGGTATTAGGATATGATAAGTTATAACGACATAAAGGATATTATCAATTCCCTTAAAACAGAAGGAATTGAAGCAAGATTAAGAGACGTTGCCTATTTGGTGATGTGCGATTCTTTTGTGGATAAGGACCTTGCTGCCAAGGTTGCTTACCAAGAAGATGAAAAGCCTTCAAACAAGGTGTTATCCACGCTTGCCGAGAAACTGAAACCTTTCGGCATCGGTGCTATCACTACCATATCTAAAGATGAGAACCGAGAAGCGTTGCTGAAAGAAATATCGGAGATGAAACAGATTGCTGACGACGCGAAAGCAAGTGGAGATTCAGACACTTTTATCAAAGCAAGTAAGGTCGTATTGGATGCACGTGTAAAGCTAAACGACAAGTTCAACATTGAGGAAGAAGAAGGACAACGAAGAATTATTGTTGTTCCGCAGAAACATGACATCATCTGTAAATGGACTTCGAGAGAGTGTTCTGCCATGCCGAGCAAGGAAGCATGTATGAAGTATTACAACCTAATTGATGCGGACAAATGACACGGGAAGAGAAGAAGTTATATTTATTACGGAACATAAATGCTCTGTTACAGAAGAAGCCGTTTTTCAGAGGCAGCGATACTCCTTCCATTAACGATTATTCCGAAGGGCAAACCGCAACCGTTACAGAAACACGGACAGCATGTATTCCGAAGGTCAAAAAAACAATTGTCACACAGGCAAGATTTTTGAAGGAACTTGACCCAATGAGCCATGATGTTCTGTTTGACAATAATCTTCCAAGCATTTGCGTGAAGTTGGAGAACGGAGGTTATCAAGAAATAAAGTTCCAACGAACTGCATTAGCTTTCCAAGAACAGATACTGGCGAGCCACGTAATCTACCTTTGCGGGAATCCCTGTACATTGTCTTTAAGAGGTGGCACTCCTTCCGAGAAAGATAAAGCCAACTATTCCACAATCAAGGAGTATTGGGTAGACAGGAATATGGATGGATGGCGTACAAAGGCAGTCCGTTCGCAACTTGCAACAGGCGATGCAGGACTTCTGTTTTATTATGACTATAAAGGACGTATCAAGTGCCGCCTGATAAGTTATGAAGATGGTTACGTAATCATATCACACAATGACAACAACGGTGACAGGCTTCTTGAAAGTGTCTACTATGCCGATGCGGACGGTGTGGAATACATTGACAGTTACGATGATACCTACATGTACCGTATGCACACACCGATAGACGGTGAAGAAGCAGGCGAGGACGGTTTTGTAAGAGAACTTCCTATATTGCACGGTTTCAGTGAGATACCATTGTGTACCAAACGTGGTAATGTGGCGTGGAACAACGGACAGAGTCTTATCGAGATTTACGAGATTATCTACAACATCTTCTTTGTCATTCAGAAACGGAACGGCTGGGGCATTCTGTATATTAAAGGCAATCTGTCAGAAACGACAAAGAAACTTGCAGGGAGTATCATTTTGCAAGACAAGTCAATGGACGGTAACGGAAGTGCAGAGTTCAAAGCACCGCCCAGTCCGCAAGGTATGCTTGACAGTCTGCAAGATTTGTTCGAGAAGATACAGATAAACACCTCATGCACATTTCTTTTGCCTAAAGATGTCAAGTCAAGTGGTGACATAAGCGGACTGGCTATTACGCTGACCCGTGATTTAGATTTGAAGAATGCCCAGCAAGGGGTTATCGAGTGGCAGAATTTTGCAGACAAGATGATGCGCCTGTTCAAGGAGGGATTAGCCAAAGAATTGGTAAAAAAAGGCGAGAACGTAAATGCCATTACAGAATTTGACAAACTTCGTGTCAGCTGTAAGTTCAAGATATGGCAACCGTTCAGTGCAACTGAGTATAACAACATGCTTATCTCAATGAAACAGGCTGGTATTCTCTCCACGAAAACGGCTATTGAAAAGAACACGGAGAGCACACCCGATGAGGAGCAACGAGTGACTAAGGAAGTTAAGGAAGCAGAAGAAAAGGTGATTGCCCAACAGCAAGCCAACAAAACGAACAAGCAGGAAGGAGGTAATAATGAATAAACAAGTGATAAACATAGATGCCAACTTCATTAAAGAGATTGCCAAAATGCAAGAGCGAATTGATGAAACAGATAACGCAATTTTCAATCTATTCATGAAGATACAAGACGTTAATCGACTTGATATTATGTATGATGGTGAGAATAGAGATCTGTACCATCACATTTATATGTTCATCGAATATGTCCTGCATAAGTTTCCAAATATATACGAAGAATTCAGAGAAAACAAACAACACAAGTAATGGAGAAACAGAGCCTATACATATACAAGCTGGATACACATGGGGAAAAAGTCAAATTTCCCAACGAAACCATGTCTGCAAAGCTGGGTGAATACACTTACACGGCACAGCGCATGGCCGGCACTCCTACGCTTACCGCCACGCTCAACTATCCGTCTTGCTTGGATGAAGAGTGGACTGGAGAGGAATTTGTGGAGTTCAGAGGTGAGAGATACTATGTCGACCAAACCCCTACATCTTCAAAGGACAACAAGAGCATTATGTATAAGCATGAACTCCAGTTCGTTTCAGAACGTATCGTATTGGAGAACGTGTATTTCATGGATGTGGTGACAACTGGAACAGATACTTATCATTCCAACTCTACTTCTGTGAAGTTCATGGGAGACATAAACGAGTTTGTAGGTCGCCTTAACGCTTCAATGGCAAAATCGGGTATCGGATATTCGGTAGTCATAGATGATGATATCACTTCCGATTCCAAACTTGTTTCACTTGACAATGTGTATCTTGCAGAAGCGTTACAATCCATATATACCATATACGAACTTCCTTATTACTTTGTAGGTAAGGTTTGTCACATAGGATATACAGAGAATGTAATTTCTACTCCCTTCGAGTATAAGAAAGGGCTTGTATCAATAAAAAAGACAAACGCCAATTATAAAATTGTCAATCGCGTTACCGGTGTTGGTAGCTCTGATAATATCCCTTTCTACTATCCGAATGATGATGAAAAAGGTACTATAGAACGTACACAAAACCTTATGCCTTCCATTTACAGACAAACAAATGGAGCGGAAAGATTCTACAATGCGCTTAACGACACGTATAAGATACCCGGCACAAATGATTACTACTCTTTCAAAAATACATTTTCTTCTAAGAAGGTAAAAGAGATAAAGGTAGATTTCAGCGATATAAAGCCTACCATAGAAAATGTGACAAACGCTTCGGGACAGTTATTTGGTGAGATTGCGGATATTGCTTTTGATGCTAATGATAGTGACGAACTCGGAACCGGAGAAGGGAATAATATATTCAATGATACAGATGAGTATGTACATTCTTATTTCTACATAAAATTACATATATATAATGGAGATTACGGCTTTAACCTGTTCGAACAGGGTTTGGAGGGTGGTACGGCTGTAATCAATATGACTACGGGTAATTGCGCTGCTTGCGAGTTTGAAATAGGAGTTACCTATAAGGACAATGAACCGGGAAGGGCATTCAACCCTGTATTGGTGGATTCTTCCGGGAACTTACCGGCAGGAGATTTTGAGCAGAAGGTTACTTCACAACCATCCCAATATGTAGAAAGCCAACAAAACACTTCTACAAATGAAGTTTGGATTGCAGTAAAAAAGGACAATACCACTTTCGGAATTGTTATGCCTAATGCCACCAATAACTATAAGCCTTCTGTCGGGGATAAATTTGTGATTACAGGCATTAAGATGCCCAAGTCCCTTGTACTCGCTGCTGAGAAGAGATTGGATGAAGCATTGATAAAGTATATGTCAGAGAATAATGACGAAAAATTCACATTCTCTGTCAATTTTTCCAGAGTATTTCTTGCAGACAATATTCAATTAGCAGAATTACTAAATGAGAATGTTCGCATGTATATAAAATACAACGAACATGAGTATCTTATGTATGTAAATTCATTTACTTGTAAAGCGGACAAAAATTGCTTATATGACATATCTGTTGAATTAACAGACAAATTATCTGCAAATGTTTCTGCATTACGAAGTACTATTACAGAAATTGCAGGCGATATCATAGGTAATACATTGGGAGGAAATAGTATTTCTACTACTGATATCTTAGCAAAAGTCTCTCGACATTTTCTCAGTAAAACACAAGATGACCGTACCCCGCACAAGTTATCCTCTGACAAAGCTTTTGAAATAGGGAAATTTGTCAGTGGTAGTACAGGTGGTATCATAATGGTTGATAAGGAAACAGGTCAAACCTATGCGGAGGTTGATAAACTGAAAGTCCGCATGAAAGCCTATTTCGAATCATTGGAGATACAAAATGTAAATTCTGTAGGTGGAAAGATAGTTCTAACTCCGGGTGGTGCTGTTACGCTTATTGATGTTTGGACCAAGGGCACCATTGAACAAACGCCCATACTTTCAATGGCAGACGGGAATCCTATATTGCTTGCAGATGGCAGTGAACTCCAATTGATGGATAAAGAAACGGTAGACAATGGCGTCCCCGAAGGCGTGTACAGATGTTTCTTCCTTGCCGAGCAGGACGGTGTGGAAGTGGAGAACCGCTTCCGTGCAGGCTTCCAGGTACAGAGCAAAAACTTCAACATACAAAAACCGGGAGAATACCAACAGGTAGCGAACCATTATTATTGGCGTTTATGTGTAGGGGCAAGCAAAGAGCCTATCAATGTCGGTATATACAAATTACACTATATTGACCTCAGCATGGCGGATTGCGACACAGGCAGTGACATTCCGGCAAAGGGTGATACTGTAGCCCACCTTGGTGCACGAATCAAATGGAAAGGCATTGACAACAAGGACGTGACGGATGAAAGCAATATTGACGCACAGAATGCCATCGTTTTCTCTTCTACCGATGTGTTCAGCCCGAGTGTTACTCTGTATCACGGTATAGACTCCTACTCCTACTTGAACAAGGAGTATGTTGAGTATGGTGTAGACAAAACTAACAACAAGGCGTTTTTCCATGTGTACGGTGATGCGTATATTGGGGACCGTGATGGTAACAGCTTTGTTAAGTTCGCCCAAGGTGAAGGCGTGGAATTGAAAGGAAAGCTGTCGGTCGGTACTACCATCGGCAATGGAGACACCATCGAAGATGCTCTCAAAAAAGCATCTGAAAAGTACATTGAAGATTTAGGCCCTCTGAAAGAGTACATCAGGCAGGAAATAGATAATATCCAGAATCAGGTTGACGGTGCGATAGAAACATGGTTTTACGATCCGGTGCCCACCCTTGAAAATCTTCCCGCATCCGATTGGGATACAGATGAGAAGAAGAACAATCATTTGGGAGACCTCTATTACAGCAAGGAGGGAAAAGCATACCGGTTCCAATATGAACAAGAAAAGGGATGGTATTGGAATGCCATTACCGATACGGATATTGTCAAGGCTTTGGAAAACGCTCAAAAAGCACAGGATACCGCAGATGGGAAAAGACGCATCTTTGTGAGACAACCGCAGAATTCGGACGCATACGACATAGGTGATATGTGGGTAAATGCGACCTATGGTAGCACTTACAAGGACGATATGCTCAGAGCGAACACTTCAAAAAAGGCAGGGGAAGCATTTAGTATCTCCCATTGGGAGCTTGCATCAAAATACACTGATGACACTTTGGCGCAAGAAGCAAAGAAAATAGCCGAAGAAACGAAGAAAGCGGCTGAAAAGCTGGATAGCACTGTAAGTTCAATGAAGGACTTTACCGATGAAGCATTCAATGATGGTATCGTAGACAGAGGGGAAGCGGCTGCGATTAAAAAATACCTGAATAATATTGATTCCATCAAAAACGATGTAACAGAATCCTATAATAAGATTATAGAGAATGAGCTTCTTGATGAAGGCGTGGTAAAGACGGAGTTGGAAACTGCGTACCGCTTGTTCAATAACTCGGCACAGGAGCTTATAAACACCATTAACGGTGTGATTCAGGACGGTAAGACCACAGCGACCGAAGTGGCTATGGTGGATGGCAAGTATTCAGCGTTCAACTTGAAGTACGGTGATTTTATTGCCAATGTCAATGCCGCGAACAATTATATACAGGGCAAGCTTAACGAATCCATCAAAGAAATATCGAAGAATATAGGAGATATATCCTATCTGACGAAAGCACTTAAGGAATATACCAATATTGAGGGTGGTCTTATTCAATCCTCATTGTTAGCTTTAGGATACACCTCGGAAAGCGGTTTCAAGATAATGAGCGGCACGAACGGTGTATACCAATCCGACAAGCGTGGCGGAGGTATTGCTTCCTGGTGGGGAGGTTCCATGCTGGACAAATTCGATTACCCGGAAAGCAGCGTGCCGGAAAACGTTGCCAAAGGTCTTGTGCGCTTTGACGGTACTGGTTACTTTGCCAACGGTGCACTTTGGTGGGAAGAAGATGGTACACTCCATGCAGACCCGTTGTCATTCTTTGTCGGTGAGGAAACGGTCGGTGTATTACTGTCGGCATTTAAGTTCTTGCGCTCGGCAGAATTCAAATATATATTGGAACCTCAATATCCGTTCACTCATATAAAAGCCATCAATTCTGTCCAAATCGGTAATGCCATGCTGAAATATGACGCAACCAATAATGCCGTATATGTAGAGAAGGATGATGGGTCTATGGTTAATTTCTACGCTACGGGTGACCTTGCTGCGTTCGGTTCGACAACCGGTGGTGGAAGTGGTGCTACCTCATTGGGCATGCTGGACGATGTAGACCTGGTTACTCCTCTATCGGAAGGACAGGTATTGACCTACGACTCGATTAAAAATAAGTGGACGAATAAAAAAGGCGGTGGCGGTTTGGATATAGATGCCATGTGGGATGAGCTTGCCAAGTCTGACACGTCCAAGAGAATCCATTTTTCCCACATACCGGACTTGGGCAGTGTATATGCCAAGCAGGTAAAGCTGGGCACAACTCCTTACAATGTATCCAATGGGGTGGTATCTCTTCCTGCGTACCCGACCAAACTGTCCCAATTGGAGGATGATATTATAACAGGAAAGTACCTGCCTTTGGCAGGCGGGACGATAACAGGCAACCTTGCGATAAACGGAACTATGACTACTAATAATATAGTCCTGAACAAAGCCGGGAATTTTGGTAACAAAATAAACTTCGGTGACGGTGATTACGTATACTTGAAGGAGGCGTCTGATGATACCTTGACTATCTACGGAAGCAAAAAAATATCCCTTAATGGTTCGGGATTCGGTTACAGTTTCGGTTCTGATGGGCTGATTCCCACATCGGGAAGCAAGAGCCTTGGCGGTGGATGGAATAGCAATATGTGGAGTACTGTTTGGGCGAATAAGGTTGGGTGCACCATAATTGGTAGTGAGCCTGATAATGCTCACGATGGGGGTAGTCCTTGGAATGGTTTATCCTTTGCAGGGAATGACAATTTTGTGCACATGTCGGGATATTACGGTATCGCATTCTACACTTCGGCAGGGCGTGTAGCTCAGTTCCAGTCGGACGGTATTGTTAATATCACGAATCTCTATTGCTACAACAATCTTCAATGCAGAGCATCATTCGTAAGCACGATGACAGACCGTTGGCAATTACAATGGCCGATATACTTCAATCCGGACAATGCCGTATTCAGGGCTAACCAATTGTCCTTGATGATGCACGACTCCTGTAGACCGATTCTTAGTTGGAAGGATACACTGGACGGTGTTGGATGGCAGACAAGATACACCATTGGCACGTATCGTCCTAATTACGACACATGGGGAACCATGCTGATAGCAGTGTCTAATGATGATGGAGGTAACAGCCCGGGGATTAGATTGGAGCTCGAGGCATCTAATAACAGGGCGGTTGTCCAGGGTTCGTTCCTTGCAAGCGGTGAGATTACCGCTTATTCGGACGCCCGCTTAAAATCAAATATAAAACCGCTACGGAACAGAGGGTTCATTACCCCTGTCAGCTATATCAAGGATGGAAAGGAAAGTATAGGGTTTATCGCACAGGACATGATAGAATTGTATCCTGAGCTGGTGTCTAAAGGCAGCTCGAAAGAACACTACCTGTCCGTGAACTATGCCCAATATACGGCAGTATTGCAGGCTCAGATAATTGAGCTGCACAAAGAGATTGATGATTTGAAACGTAAATTTATAAATTAAAAACTATGGTTACATTATTGATTGTTTCGATTGTTCTGTTTGTATCCTATATCGGATATACAGTCGGGATGTATGGCATCCCTGCAAGTATCAGTGACACATACTATCGGCTTGGAAAGAGGGGTTGGCTGTTCACGCTCTTCTGTCTTGCCGAATCTTCCCTGCTGGTTGCATCGTTTATCGAAGCCAGCAAGGAAGAATACCAATTCCTGGCGTTCATCGCAAGTGCATCATTGGCATTTGTCGGCTCGGCTCCCTTGTTCAAGGAGGATTATAACCGCAATATCCATTATGTAAGCGCGGGAATCTGCGCGCTTGCCTCTCTTGTATGGCAAGTGTTGATGAGTTTTTGGTACGTCCCTCTTATAAGCTTCCTTGGCGGTGTAATCGTATTGGCATGCCTTAAGTTCAAGAAGCCTGTGTTTTGGATGGAGATGTGTGCCTTTATCTCGACTTATATAACCCTGTTACTACTCTACTGATATGGCTAACTCGAATAACGTAATTACGTCTCCTGTCAATCTGAGGAGTGACGTTGCTGCCGTTCTTGGAACGTCTGCAACGAATGTGAGCGGGTTGTGCACGAGCCATGAGATTAATATGTGGTCAAGATGTAAGCCTGTCCATATTGCCTCTGCTGCTCCTGACAGGAGCATGCCATCTGACGGTGAAGGGGCTTGGTGGAAGGGCTCGATGAAGAATTGCGGCATTAAGCCGCCCCCTGTAGCGTCTTATGAGGAAATCCCCAAGCTGTATACGGAAGACAAGATGAACGGATATACCTATGAGAGACCTTGGGGCGGAAGTGGGAGTCCGTACAGGTTGGCGGATTTTCTGTTGTACAAGCATAATGCATGGGCACCCATATTCGCATTTCAGTGCGATTCCAAAGTATCCCAATCCGGAACTATATCATGTTCGGTTGGAATCAACATTACCGATGTGGATAAGTCAGGACCCGGCTCTATAACGTTGTCTGATATAGATTTCGGAACTGACCTTGAAACATGGTGGTTTGGGGCGATGTTGGTTGACTCGTCCAACAGAATCGTAAGGAAACTGGCGAACGTGAAGCCGGGTGTGTCATTGGAAATGCCTGCCAGGGGTCTGACACTAGGTCAATATTATGATGTATATCCGTTCCTCTGTATGAGTAAGATTGATAGCATCTATGACTTGGATTCGGTTAACTTGTTCCTGCCCGTTATGAACTGCTCTCCCGGCAGGGTTAAGTATGTATCGGAAGAAGAAGCGGGTGGTTTGGTAATCAATCTGAATGCAGAGTATGTGACGCATCCAATGACAGGTCTGAATACGGCTGTCAAGTGGGAACTCAAGTTAAAGGCTACCAATGGCAATATGACACTTCGCAACAATTGGATTAGTCTGCGATTCATAACGAGTGACGTGACCGACCCGTTCCAGGCAGGTGAGCAGCAAAAATCTTTAGGAGACAAGGATTTGACTCTGGACAATCCGGTTGTGATATCGGGTCAATTTGATTTGATGGATTTCTTGCAAGAGTACTATGTATATGTTACGCTATCCAACGGAAAGTACACGAAGAAGGCTTATCCTTTGGCTTTGAACCCTAACCCATAATATACTAATCATTAAATTATACAGATATGGAACTGATACGAAAAAAAGAAAGTATTACAAGGCTTTATGAAAACGGTGAAGTCTCAAACAACACAACCAATGATATCCAATATATCGTATTGGATGGAGATGCTTATGTCGGCACAGCCTCTATCATGCCCACAGGGTTTACCATGACAGTAGGTATGAAAGCTCCCATCGAAGATATAGAGAGTATGCTTAGAAGCATATTGTCTTCCATCCCCAAGGAAGGAGGTGCAAAATGAAAATCAACGAAATCATCAGAAAAATGAGTTTTTTGCAACTCGTGCCTCTGAAATCGGATGAGGGTGCGCCGCTTGCCAATAAAACGAAGGTGAAGATTATCTTGAATTTGGTAGCTTACGAAAGGGCAATGGAGAGCTTTAACGAGGATATGCGCGGTATCTATGCCAAGCTGAAGCCCGAAGGCTATGACGCCCAAGCCTTCCCACGCGTGAATGAGTTGGAGAAGAAAGAAAACATAAGCAACGAAGAAAAACAGGAACTTGAGTCGATTAAGCAGAGTGAGGAATACCTCTCTTATGTTGATATGAAAAAAACATTGATGCGCGAGTTTGAAGAGGCAAGAGAATGCGCTTCGGCAGACAATGACTATACAGTCAGCGAAAGGGCACTCACAGACGATGATTTGGTTTCCATTGCGGAAGTTATCCCTACGGATAAGGAGTTTGCAATCGGCAGGAATGAAGATGGGGAAATCAAGGTTAATGGTATCACCGTATTGGCGGAGATTGGCAGAATGTTTATAATGTAAAACAAATACTTATGGCAGGAAAAACGATTAACGAGCTTGACGCACGGACAACACTGAACGGTAAGGAGAACATACCCTTTCAGGAAGGGAATACAAACGGAAGATTATCTACCGATGCGTTGAAAAGATACGTGGCACCTGATTTAACACCTTATCAGAAAACCGTAGACGCTGATAAGAAGTATCTGTCTGCCGTGGAAATTGACGATGTGACATCAATATTATAGTTATGAGAATCAATTATCAGTCCGATTTTAAAATCATAGAGAAAAATCTGAATGGAGACCTGAAAACTCCTTTCCGGTTTACTTATCATACAGCACTGTCGAAACCCGTTGTAGCCTCTTTCGACGGACACGACTACAAGAACTGTCGCAGGCTGGATGATGGCAGCCTGCTGGTTGTGTTTGATAATCATGGCATGCGTCCGGGCAACCTGACGGTCAGACGCGAGTATTACCTTACTGATGCTGATTTTGCTGATAGTATCTGTAACCTTGTATCCATGGAGTTTACAGGCATCGTTCTTGTCAATGGCAAGTCTGATGACAGTACAGGTACAATTGACGTTTATCCTAACTATCAGAAAGGCGATAAGGGAGACCCAATGACATGGGAATCCATGACAGAGGAGCAGCGTACCGAATTAAAGGACTCTGTGGTAAAGGATGTGCAGAATGAGATGCTTTCTTCCTTTCCTATTTCTGATAAAGAATACGAAGATGTATTGAGTGGTTTCCTTTTATCGGGAACCGATAAAAATATATTTACGAATTAAAATAAGAATTATATGGCTAAAATTCATAAACTTACCAAAGGCGGGCAGACTATTTACCCTGCTACAACCACTGATGCGGTGGTACATCCGACTACGCGTAAAAACCTTACGGAAGAACTTTTTGACTTAAAAAAAGAAAACGGTAGTTTGTCATTTTTTAAACAAAATACTCCCTCGCAAGCAGGAAATATAGATTTAAGATGTATTAATTTGAGCCTTAAATCCGGTTCTTACTTAAAATTCAGAGTTGACATATTAAAAGGAGAAGCTACTAATACTTATGAGATGTTATCGTATTATGGAAAAACTTATTTTGACAAGACTCAATTTAACATTGGGGAGGAATATGTCCTTCCTTTAACCAAGGACTTCGATACTGATACAGAATTAGTATTTGGGGCATATATAAAGAATAATAAGCCTGGTGCCGAAGCTAAGTTTACCGCAATCGTAAACTACCAATTAAACGCATCATTTCCGGTAATTACCGATAAGATAGCTGATGGTGCCATTACAACAGATAAAATAGCTGATAATTCCATATATACTTACAAAAAGATAATAAATCCTCTATTTCTCAGTATTCCCTATTGGGGCAATGTCATAAAAGATGTATATATTGATTCGGAAGATATTCCAATAGATGCGAAAAATCCCGAAAAGCCTCTGTTTACTCTTGAACAAATACTTTATGCATTCGGGGAAAAGGGGTGGAATAGAATCAGAATAGCTTACCTAAAAAATGATGGAACTTACGCTAATCCTTTTGGCGACACCATACAAACCGAAGATAAACAAGGCAGTAATGCTGCCATTAAATTTGGACTTAGCGGGAAAAGCTATGCGATAGTGAATTTCTCAGAATTATCTTTCCTTGGATATCCTCTCAATAGTGAAATCGTATATAATCCCACAGGTGATTACAAGTTTATAACCGAACGTATAGTTCATAGGCAATTTCACCCCGAAGTTATACCCCCGCGTAGTATAAGCAGCGATATGTTAGTGGATGATTTGCCGGGTTCGGGAAATCCGTATTCTGGTTTTGAATTATATACAATTGGAGATAGCTTATTCGCCGGCGGTGTTTGGCAAAACGAAGTTGCAAAACGTTTGGGAATAAAGTTTGACCAAAATAAGAATGCAGATCCGAGTTTTCCATTATCAATCGGAGGGACATCATCAGATATGAGTAGGATAGGTACAACCTATTTTAGGACACTGAATTTGATTAAGAAAGGGTATATTCAAGATAAAGGTGAAAAATCTGTAATCATATTGGAGAATGTTAATGATGGAATATTTGATTTTGATGTGGCAGCTCCATCCTTTAAAATGGATAAGAGCTACTCTGTCAATGAATTGTCTACATCGAATCTAAACGATATACCCAAAAATGAGCGTTCTTTAAATGCAGTGGTAGGTTTAAAAAAAATATCAAATGGAAAGAAATTGATTATAAATACATTGCCAGCAAAAGAGGGTGATGTTAGGATTAGAACCGGTTGGGCCGGGCCGGGAGAAAGCGACTATAACATACATGTAATTCCGCAAGGTAATGATGAATTAACGAAACAATATGTAATTGATAGAATCGTAGAGTATTCGTATAAGGGTATTTTTGACGCTGCCGGAAGTGATGGCAACAGTGTTTATTTCACGAATGGGAATAATGATTATGAGACCACATTGAAATTTACTGATACCGGTGGAACAGGTATGTCTTGCAGTATTGAGACTGTATCAGACGCTCCTTGGGAAATCTACTACTGGTACATAGGAAGTGATATTGAAGATGTTAATTGGGGGGATGTTAAAAAATGGGTTATACCAAGCGTTTCAAGCGCATGGAAATCATCTATTGAAGAACTGTTGCAAAATTTTCCCAAAGCACATATATTTATCGTCAATTTCCCGGCTATATCCAAAACTGCCAACGATTACTATAATGCAGAGAAGGGCATTTATGACGAGTCAAGATGGTATACTGATACGCAGGAGAAGAAAAGTAAAGCGTTGAAACAATTCAGCAATATATCCGGATTATATAATATACCTTTGATAGATATTTGGGGGAATATGAATATGTCAGCATCTAATTGGAATGAATTTTTCCCAAGCTCGGCTAACACCCATCCATTAAAATCAGGGTATGAACGAATTGGATGTTTATTGGCGTCAATGATAAAAAAATATATATAAAAAACAGGCACATACGATTTAAATGATCATCCGAATAATTTTGAAAAAACTCCCTGCATGCCTTCGCAGGCAGCAGGGAAAAAACTTATGCAAACCTCGCCAGGTCTGTTGGGTTATGAAAAACACATGCAAATATAGTATTAATCTTAAAAACAGACAAAATGAAAGATGTTATTTACAACTTTATCCAACAACACATGATGACACACATCGTGCTGATTGCCTTATGTATCGCTGTCACCATTGGGGCTATGTTTATAGACCTGTTGACCGGAGTGATGAAAGCCAAACAGCGCGGTGAGGCAAGGACATCGACAGGTTACAAGAAAACGGCTGTCAAGGCAAAGAAGTACTTCACGCCATTCTTAGAATTGTGTTTCATAGACTTACTTTGCTGTGTCGTTATACCTTTCCCTGTCTTCTCTATGATTTGGACAGTCTATTGCATTTTTTGCGAATTTATATCGGTAAGGGAAAAATCATGGGAAAAGGCGGAATTGAGGAAAGCAGAGAAAACGATGAGTGTGATAATTGAAAACAAGGAAGATATCGCAAAATTGGCTGCACAGATATTGTTTGAATCGAAGAAGGAGGAAAAGAAGGAATAAAAAAGCCGGTATCGCTATACCGGCATAGTTATCGTCATATCTTTTATGAAAAGCAGTATAATTAAATACTGTCGCAAATATACATAAATTATTTAATATAAAAATATATAATATGAAATTAAGAGTAGAAAGATTATGGAAGAAACCCGCTTACACGGTGGGCAGACTGTTCGTAGACGGAAAGTTTTTCTGCAACACACTGGAAGACACCGTCCGCGATTTGAGCAATGAAAAGAAGGTATATGGTAAAACCGCCATCCCTTACGGAGAATATAAGGTGGTATATAATTGGTCTCCCAAGTTTGGCAGAAACCTGCCACGATTGCTTAACGTCCCTGCCTTTGAAGGAATCTTGATACATCCGGGGAATACTGCCGATGACTCTGCCGGCTGCATACTTGTCGGAAGGAATACGGAAGTCGGGCGATTGACCGAATCCCGATATACATCCGATAAGCTCAATGTGCTGATAGAGGATGCGCAGAGAAGAGGCGAAAGTATTACAATTGAAATCGTTTAACAATTAAATCTACAATTATGGCATTAAAGGATATAACCGGCAATTTTGCAGCATCCGGCTCCAATCAGGAGTATAAGTTTCAGCCTGCTGCGTCTACATTTGGTTTGCAATTGGTATTCGATACACATCCGTCCAAGGTGGTATTGTATCAGAGTTTGGACGGTGAGAGTTGGGTGGCGTTTGAAGTTGATTACGGTGTTGGGTCGGTTTGGCAGAAGAACATCGAAGGTGTTATTGGTGAGCAGCATATCAAGATTCAGTGCAATGTTAAGCCTGTCAAGGCATTAATTTTGGAGTGATATGAAGGTTAACACAATATCTTTAAATTCGGTGCGGTTGAATACAATCGCACTGAATCACATTGGCGAAATCCGTTCGGGTGGCGGTGGTTCCAAGCCTTCCCCTATCCCTCAATGGATAAGGGAGCATGTTGTTTTCTACTATGACGTAAAGAAGCAAGGTGCGACCAACGAAACATTGAAGGAGTCTGCTTACTTGCAGGACTTGTCGGGTAAAGGAAGGAGGATGAAGTTAACTAACTTTCTCTTCGACATGATGAGTGGTGTAGATGGGTATAAGAATGAGGCGTTTGTTAAAGCAAGTGGTGCAATTGATATTAGATTCGACCATATAAATGGCAGACAAATTAAAGGGAAACCGGCACAAGATTGGAGCAAATTCGGGTATTATAGAGCTAAAAACATGGTTGAAAGAATAATCTATTGCAAATGGCATGTTGAAGGGATATTAGACGATAATAAAGTTTATGTTGCCCAATATACTGTATACGACAATAGAGTTGAGTTACATAATGGAGATAATTATATAGAATTAGATACTAATCAAGGTAAAGCTGGATATAATTATATATCTGTTATCTCCGACCAACCCTACTCCACAGACATCACCATTACTCAGATACCCGAATATCCCGGTGCATTAGTGACAGATGGTGTAGATGACTACGGATTGGTAGAGAATCTGAGTAGTGGAGTGAAGATGCTGTTTATGACGGTTAATCCGATGATGCTCGATGCCGCTTTATACGATCAAAGAGCTACATCAGGTTGGCGTCATTTTGCAGTAATTACTGAAAGTAATAAGGTTGCTTATAATGCCTATAATACTAAAGGAAAAACTTATATTAACGGCGTATTGAATGAAAGTCGAACTTCCAATGAGCTTCAAAACGAGAAACAAATTATAACGATAGTAAATTCAGAAGTAAATGAAACCAACTCATTACCTCCTAATTTCTTTAGAATAAGGGGAGGTGGTTTAAGAATGAAATGTGCCTTCTACAACTCCATAGCCTTTGACTCCATACCAACAGAGGCAGACGGATTCACAGAGCAAGAATTAATTGATTACGTAATAACTAATATAATTGGACAATGAGATATACAATCGTTACGATAGAATGGCTGACCCAACATGGACTGTTGGCACTGCCGACAATGCGAAGCAACGCAGACGCAACCAAAGTAGTGCTGCATGAAGAATTCGTTAACCTCTTCCCGAGGGACTCCTTCCCCACCTACAGAATGGATGACCCCGAATTTGTACAAATCATGGAATCGGAAGAATGGAATCACGAACCGCAACCTTATAGTGCTGATTACATATTGGCTGCATCCGCACAAAACATGGTGGAATCCGCCAAAAAACAGATACAGACATTGAGCCTGACAGACAGCGAATCTTTAAAGGTTAAATCGCTGTACCCCGATTGGACGGAATATATAGACGAATCCTTATCCAAGGGAATGAAGGTTAATTACAAGGAACACCTGTATAAGGTCCGGCAAGATATCCCTATGGTTTTGGAAAGCCAATATCCCGGCATGGCTACGGCAGCACTCTACGAAGTGGTTGTAGAGACCGCATCAGGCACCAAGGATGACCCTATACCCTATACACCTCCTATGGAGATATTCAAAAACAAGTACTATACTCAGAATGATGTATTGTATATCTGCACAAGGGACAGCGGTCAGGCATTGACCCATGACTTAAGCAGCTTGGTAGGGTTGTATGTTAATGTTGCAAACTTATGAAAACCATAATTTATTGTGTCATATTGCTGACGTTGGCAATATGTTCATCATGCCGTAGTGTAAAGTATGTGCCTGTTGAAACTGTACGTGTAGACAGTTTGTATCTCACCATCCACGAGAGAGATTCAATCCACATTAAGGATTCTATCTACATCCGTGATAAGGGTGACACGGTATTCGTTGAGCGATGGCGCACGCAGTACAGGGATAGAGGAAGAACAGATACCTTATATGTTGACCGTGTGCGTGAAGTTCAAGTTCCTTACCCGGTAGAAAAAGAGCTAACATGGTGGCAGGAAGTCAAGATTAATTTTGGTGATTTTTCTTTAGGTATTATCTTTGTATTGCTGTTTATTATTATTTGGATGATAAAGAAGAAAGGAGGTTCAAAATGAAATAGAACACTATACCGAGGATTATCCTCACAACGCTACGAGTAGAAGCGTAGCAATTACTCAAAAATAACAAAAGCAGTTCTTTCGGGGGCTAAGAATTAAAAAAAAGCCCCCAACATACATCATATTAATATTGCCACATAAAAACATGATAAAGCATAAGATACCTGATGTTGGGGGCTAATATCTTCAACATAAATATCTTATGCTTTGTTCATCAAAATCTCATGTTTTATGTGGCGAGGCAAAGATAAGCATAAAAATTAGAAAAAACTATGTGCAAATCAGAAATCTTTGCCAAGATAATTAATATTGTTTCAAAAGAAACCGAAGTGCCTGTAGACCAAATATTATCATCTGATAAAAACATGGAAACAGTGGATGCCCGGTATCTTCTTGTGTCTCTCCTGTCTGAAAGCGGCATGTACCCTTCACAAATAGCCGTTCATATCCACAAAACCAAACGTGCTGTCAACTACATGATATCAAATTTCTATGAGAGGATGGAAAGTGGGAAAATGTTGAGAATATATTGGGATAATATAAAGAAATCATTGGGAAACAACTGATTTTACATAAGTTACAACATATGTACTTTTGCATACGGTCAATTTTGACCGGGATACAAAATACAAATACTTATGGAAAGAACTTATGTTTTTAATTCAGACGGAGGCAATGGAGGTTCAGGTGGTAGCAAGCTTGACATTACCGCCATGCTTCCCGGAATGTTTGGGAACAAGGGGATAGACCCTAACCTGCTTGCCTTGATGAATAACGGCAACGGCTTTGGAGGACAGGACGGATGGTGGAGCATTATCTGGCTTGTTGTGATAGCAAGTATCTTTGGATGGAACGGCAACGGTGGCGGTTTGTTCGGTGGACGTGGAGGAAACGGAGCTAACGGACTTCCGGCAGAATTGGCAGGAAACGCAGGACGCGAATTGTTGATGCAAGCTATTCAGGGTAACGGTAATGCTATCTCTCAATTGGCTTCTTCATTCAACTGCTCTACCCAACAGGTTCAGACAGCATTGTGCAATGTTCAGAATAGCATTACACAAGTAGGTAATCAGGTGGGATTGTCAACTAACCAGATTATTAATGCTATGCAGTCAGGCAACCAGTCTATCCTTACTCAACTTGCCGATTGTTGCTGCAAAACGCAAACAGCTATTGAAAGACAAGGCTATGAAGGACGTTTGCAGAATTGCGAATCAATGAATGCCCTTACCAATACAATGAACAACAATGCATTGTCATTGCGTGACGGGGCTACTGCAAATACGAATGCTATCCTTGCCAAACTTGATGCAATTCAAAATCAGGCATTGCAGGACAAGATTGCATCTCTTACTGCGGAAAAGGCTACTTTAACAGCCGAAATATCCCAGCGTAATCAGAACGCCACTATCCTGAGTGCAGTAGGACAACAGATTGCTCCTTTAGCAGCCGGATTGCAGGCATTACAAGGAGACGTAGATAAAATCAAATGCAAGCTCCCCAATACTGTGAGTGTTCAATACCCCAATTTAACCGCTATTAATACAGATTGTTTCCGTGCAGCCGCCTACGGTGCATATATGGGTGACGCTGTATACGGACGTAGTGGATGTGGTTGCAACAACTACTGGGGTTAATCCGGTAAGAAAGGAGGTAGATATGTGGCCTAACTTTTTTACAGGATTCCCATCCCTATTCCCATCAATCGGAAGAACAAATTTCAACACTCTTCCTACGGTGGCTGTGACCGTCGGCACGGAGAATGTTACTTTGGAACTTCCTAACCACGCATTCCGTAACAGGGATTATGTTGGAGGGTTCTATATCAGCCTCCGTCAGGCTATACCTGCCGGCACGACTGCAACTCTTCCGATACTGATAGGGACTAATGGGGACACAAGACCGTTGATGGCTTATAACAATGAGCCTGTGACTGTTGAAAACTTAGCCGGAACAGGCATCTATGAAATTCACTATAACAAGTACACCAACGAATTGTATCTTGTTAATGGTGGATACAGACCGACAGCGGCTCCGGCTCCTACAGCAGAAACAGCTCCTTTAAGGAGCAAGTAATAATTAACATGGAGTTTTGTGGTGATTCCCAAAATGGGAATAGCCACACTCCTTTAAAATCAAACAATCATGTTTCAGAACTTACGAGTAAACAGTACATTATATCTTCTTCATAGAGGTGCAAATCCAAGTTTGGAATGTGGGCAGGTCGTTAATGTAAGCCCCATAAAAACCATATATAAGACTGTTCCCAACATGCCTTATCCACAGCCGGTACAGGTTATTGATTTTGTCGTGAATATAAACGGACAGAATGTCAATTTGCAAGAGATACCGGCTAATGCCAATATTGCCGATGATATTAAGACAGGGATGCTGATTACAGGGTCAAGAGACGAAATGAATACTGAGGTCCTTACCATGAAGCAGAAAAGTGAGGATGTCCTAAAAAGTGTGGAATATCATCAGAACTTTCTTAGGGTATGTGACCAAATGCTTGCCATGCTGAACCCTGAATTTGCAGCCAAGCAACAGCAGGAGCAGGAAATATCCGCATTGAAAGGGCAAATGTCCAATATGGATAAGAACATGCAGGAAATGAGCAAAAATATGGCTGACCTCATTGCACAGAATCAGAAGTTAATGGAACAGCTCGGAGTGGTTGAAGCATCTAAAAACAAGAAATGATTATGGGAATGTGGGAAATATTAGAAGAAGGGCGTGACGATTACGGACGCGGCTTCGGTATGAGAGGTGACGAAGTGGAGGAAGCCTACAAGGAAGGCTGCCGCAAAGGTTACGAAAAAGCCATGAGAGAGATGCGCGGAGAGATGGGTTTCCGTGATGGTGGGAGAAGTTATTCAGGTGGTGGAAGCTCATCCGGCATGGATGAACGCAGATACCCCGGATACTTTCCTGAATATCCGCGTATGGATGAAATGGGCGAACGCAGACGCAGACGCTCTAACGGTGAATTCTATTAATAACAGGAGGGGTGAAACGCCCCTCTTTTTAAATTAAGGCTATGGAACAAAGATTAGATACATATAGCAAATTCCCATCAGGAATGCAAGAATACCTGGAATCGTATGGATTCCATTTCAGTAAAAAACTTTACGAATGGGCTGTTTCAAAAATGAAAGTGAAAGACGAGGCAACAGGCAAGGAAAAGAAACTTGACCCTTGGAGTAAAGATGAGGTGGACGATATGCTCAAAGCAAACGGAATTACCATCGAACACGACAAAGGATATGACGTTGCCTATGTTGCAAATATGTTGAAAGCAGATTTTTTCAAAAAATCATTGGTTGACGAAGCACATTTGTGCAAACACATAAAGTGCTACCTTGATGATATTGATGGGGACCCTTGCAGGGCGTTTGATGAATTCTTTGCCACCTGCATCGGTAAAGGAGTTCCTGTAATTTGGTCTGATGTTATATGATTGTTCAGGAGTTCTACATACCGAAATATGGGGATTGGCACGTCAAGGTGTATTATGCGGTACACACTTATTGGGCTAAGGAAATCATTACCGACCTGTACCGTATAGGATGCAGGGGGGATTCCCTCAAACGTGCGTATCGCAACCTGACGGAAGGCAGGATGAATACCGGACTTACCTATTCGGACTACAGGAGAAGAGAGACGGTAATGGTGCTCTCTTTGACTTCTACCCCCGAACAGTTTCAAAATTCGTGGGACCACGAAAAAGGTCATTTATGCCGGCATATTTCCAAGGCTTTCGGAATTAACCCTTATGGAGAGGAAGCACAATATCTCAGCGGATATGTCGGTCAGAAGATGTTTCCTGTTGCCAAGAAATTCTTGTGTGAACATTGCAGAAAGGGAATGGAAAAATAATAATCGAACAGAAGCGTTCTTTGACTTGTTGGAATTACCGCTAAATTTAAAGTGTTAATAGCCATCTTTGGTATTGTCATATTGATATAATTGCCTATATTTGCGTCATATAGGAGTACTGGTATGTACAACAGCATTATCTTGCACTATAATAAGGAATTTACAGGAATACCGTAATTAGATATCCTTCTGTAAATATTAGTATTATTTTCTTGTACTATGAATAAGGTAATTAATATTCCAAATGCGGATAGAGATGAACGGATAGGTAGTGTTTTTAACCATTTATTTTCTGTCATTTTTGCGAATGAACAAATAAGGGATAATGATGTTCCTGTTTGGGATTTTTCAAAAACCTCATTTTTCCATCCATTTTTTTTGTTCCCATTTGCCATATATAAAAGCAAATGTAAGAACGTACAGTGTAAAAATGTGGTTGGGTATATGAAAAACTATTTAGAATGTGTTAAGTTCTTTGATATGCTGACGATAAAAGATGACATGGACCTAAATAGTGCGTTGAAAGAATATTTAGGGAAAAGTTATATCCCTATATGTCGCTTTAGTCGATTGAATAAGAATATAGATTCAATGCAGACCATTATTCAAGGAGTTATTGAAAAACAGAAAAATTTAGATTTAAAACTTAAAACTCCACTTTCGTATTTGATTAGTGAGTTAATTTGCAATATAAATCAACATTCTGATAGTGATTATGGTTATATATATACGCAATATCTGAAACGTGAGAATTGTTTGGATATATGCATTGCTGATGATGGAATAACAATTTATGGAAGTTATGTCAAGTCACAAAAGATGCTTGATAAGATAGGTGACAATGAAGCTGAAGCATTGAAATATGCAAATGAAGGATATTCGACTAAAGATCTTCCCGATGCTGAAAGTAGAGGATTTGGTATATCATCTACTAAAAGTATGATTGTGGAAGGTCTTGGAGGAGCATTCTTTATGTTATCAGGAGGAGCATTTCATAGGCATGATGCATCTGGTGGAAGTGATTATGTAAAATTGCCTGATACTATTAATTGGAATGGCACGATTATACTTATGAGAATACCATTGACAGTTAGTGAAGAATTTGATTATACGAAGTATATAAAATAGGAGGTATTATGAAAGAAATAATTAAGCTTCATGATCTATTAGGATCTGAAATACGCTCACGTTCTAATGCTGAAATTTTACGAGAAAAAATAGCAGAGCATAGTGGTTCTATAATTGATTTAAGCGATGTTTCTTTTATTTCAAGATCATTCGCTGATGAACTATGTATCTTAGTAGAAAAACATATTATTCAATTACACAATGCCAGTGGTGTTGTGCAAAATATGCTATCTGTTGTTTCTGAAAGTAGGAAGAAAAAAAGAGTTAGAAAGACTGATGATACTAAAATAAAAGAATTTGATGATATGGAAAGTTTGACATCTTTTCTGGCTACAATTTGACAAGAATGTATTTCTAGGCATATCTATTGAAAAATATTCACCGAAAACTTAAAAGGCAAATATCAATAAAGTCTTGTTGATTCAAAATAAATCAGAGCGGTAATTCCCAACGGTTTTACCGCTTTTTTTATGTTAACATAATATGAAAGATGATAAGTTGAACATATTGTTTGAGCAATCGGATGATATTCCTCATTGGGTATTCTGCCAACTGCTAGCCATGATACAATGGAACGTTTAGAGAGGTGGATTTGTAAAATGATTCCCTTTGTCGTTTTGATGAAGGTGGCTTTGTTGTACGGCTAATTGAAGTTTATGGGATATTTGGGATGAACTACCTATCATTTGATTGTCCATAGCTTGTTAGTGTGAAGAAAAGGGGACTACCCGATTAAGAATGATCCCCCCCCAAAAAAATGGTTACTTTATAAGGACTCGCATTTGAAAACCCCTAAATCTTCAGTTTAGCGGTAGTTCACAAAGTGAATGCTGCTACTGCCCGCACCCTGTAACTGTAGCACTTGTCGCCGTTGCTCGTCTGCCCACTGAAGAAGTGTACGTACCAACTGAGGCTGAGACTGTACTCAGTACTGGACCAATACCATGTGGAAGATAACGGTTCTTTGCCTATGTACCTCAGCACATCGTTTATATTATCTTGATAATGAGCCATTAAATTAAGCTGCCCTAATGATGGGATATATTCGTCATCTTTCAGCAGATTAGACAGTTTAGGATTTCGCTCAATCAGCTGAGTAGTGTTACGCTGTCCATTCATATCAAATAGTGCATCACATTCACGCCCATAATAGATTTGATTTCCAAATTCCTCTCGGCTGTCATTGTCAAGCAGCTGAACATCCTTATGCTCCGTCAACGAGATGGCAAACGATACGTCTTTGTGCTTTAATCCGATGTATCGTACACAATCTTTGAAGTTATCGCCGGTAAACGGTTCTGCATGTCCGTCTTCGTAGATTAGATACAAGCCGTTGGTCCAGTCTGCCCTGTCTTCTTTAGTCGGCATCATAACCGATTGGCGTAAATTTTCAATGTTAACCTTCATCGTCTTATTGTTTTTAGATTGTTGCTCAATACTTTTTCCCATTTTTGTTTTCTCTCAATTCATTGTATCTCATCTTCTGATTGATGTGCCATGTGAGGTCTATGTCCAAATGGTTGGCAAGCCCGAAAATAGCCAATAGCATGCCATTTAATTGCTTTTCTAATGGATAGTCATATTCATACGCATATCTGATGGGAATTGTGGATATAGCGTATATACTTTCTGTAAAGGTCTCATCCTCGCAACTTTCCTCCGCCTCGTATAACATTTCTTCCGTAAAATCCTCGATGTCTATCTTACGCAATCCGCACAAATCAAGCAGGCGTATAGCTGCATCGGCAAGTTCATCGGGAAGTGTATCTTTTACATTCTTTTCAAAGGAACACTTAAATCGCTTTTCTTCTTCCACTAATGCAGGATAGCAATTATAGTCCATTTCAAAACGTGATTTACATTTCTTTCCTAATCTTCCCTTTCTATCTGCTTCTACAGCTTCCATAAGCTCGGATGTAACTAAACAAAGGTAGTGTTTATTACTCAATTCCTCATCGTGAAAACCGCGCTTACAAGCGGTTTTATAAGCGCGATCGCGCAATTCGTTTAAATTAATATTGTTCATTTCCTTATTCCTAATTTGATTTCTTCATCCTTGATTATTCTCCAATCTTATCGGCTTCCTCATACCGTTCCTTATTTATCCACATCTTTGCAGTTCCAAGAGCTGGGTGATGTAAACAATGTCGTTACGATATGGCACATGACGGACGCATTTTTCTATCTCATCAAACCTATTCTCCATGCGTCTGTGACACTTGCTTACCAAAATTAAGGTAAAAATGCCAAAGTACAAAAAATTAATGGGGCAAGTACGGATTTAAATATTAATTCTGCTGTTTCCATACTTATTTAATCGTGAAACGAATCAACAGCTTTCGCAACCCAATACCATATCACGAAATAAAAAGCGTATTCGGCTAATCTTTCGCAAGCTGGTGAAGGCTCTAACCCAACTATGAAATTCCACGTATTATACTCATATACGCAAATTAGATATGATATAATGACAGATGCCAATACATATGTAAATTTTCTCATAATCATATAAGTTTTAATGCTTCCTGTAATCCTGCTTCAAGTGCTTCCTCGTAGGTATTATAATGGGCAATAGGTCTGTCAGACAATCCTACTAAGTCGTGATTCGGAATTGTTAGTATATCATATATCCAATAATTTCCATACATATAGGATATTTCGATATGCAGGCTCTTGGTTTCACGAAGCCACTTTTGGGCGATGGATTGTATTGGACAAGAATAGAATAATTTAGGTAAATCCTTACTAGTTCTAAATATGGTTTCCATCATCAAGCCTTTATCGTTAATGATATATTTGCAATACTCATTAAAGCCTTTCTCTTTCAGAAGCTTCGCAGTCTCTAGTGTTACAAGTTCTTCGGTCATAGTTATTCCTCCTCCTCTATTTTTACTTTTCCACGGTTAACAAAGCCATCACAGTTCATCAAAGCACAAAGACAGATGTCATATTCTTCCTTTTCTGACTTACTGCAAATGCGCAACAGTGAGCATTGGTTGCATGGGACATTTTCACTCGTCATCTCATGCAACACTCCATTTATTATTATTCCGTTCTTTACTTCCATACCGTTCATTCATTATAAGTTACACCCAAACACAATACTTTGCTAGACACGCCTAAATCGTCAAATTCAAGAATTAAATACTCTGTATCGTAAGGATAAGGGTATCTGCAATTTTTCAATTCCTCATCCGTCAATTTGCGTCTGATACGTATCTCGATTTCAAAATCATCGGGAAGGTTCTCTATGATTTTTCTAAGTTTTCCTACGTTTTTTATTTCCATACTACTTCTATTAAAAGGTGGAAAGTATGTTTTTCTCCCTAAAGGATTAACTATAAACTCTTTCCGATTAATTCTTATACGCTATTCAAGCGTTTTCATCCTTCTCATGTGTTTCTTTACCGGCTTAGTTGAAACAATTCGACCTAAACACTCATTGTAATCAAATTTTAATTTGTTCCAATAATGAAAGTATCTATTATTATACATATTTTTATTCTTTAGTAAATACAGGTGAAAATTCTTGAATATACCCAGTAAGTTCATCTACATGTTTCCTTAGCTTGATATTAAGCAACTTTAATAGATATATCTCCCTATATGCTTCCGCTAAGCTAATGGTTAATTCTTCCTTATCCATATCTCAATCTCCTTTCTTCTTAATCCGTTCAAGTACATCCCTGTTGGCTTCGAGTATCTCATCAAAAGACGGAATAGGAAACCAGGCCAACACGATACTGTTTCCAAAAACCCATCTATTATCTTTATCAAAAGCACTTGTTTTGCAAAACCTTTCAATTAGAATACGTGATACACCACAACACATTGTCAAAACAAAAACTTTTTGTCCTTCTTCCGGCAACCGTTCCTTAACACTTATCCAAAGCGATTGCTTGGATTGCCATTCGGCACCTTGAACGAAATTCATCTCTCCAAACTTTGCCAAATCTTTACCGATCAAAGTTCTGTCAACTGTCCTGTGATTAAACAGGATATTTTCCCTTGCTGCTTCTTCTACTGTCTGTTTCATAATTTAATCAATTAGGGGTGATGTGGTTGAATGTTCAATTCGTCCTCTATAAATTTCTGTAACTTATGGGCGCATTCCGAGCATAAGTCGGCTCCTTGGATGAATATATCTTCCCTTCCACCAACAGAGCCACCATCCCATTTATCCACCTTAAAATCCAATCTTGCGCTGCGGAAATACGATGGTTGTATTTCTCTTCCGCAAGCATCACATATTATCGTTATTTTTTTCATATCTGTTCCAGTTATTAGTTATTCTTTGAAATCCAGTTATCAGTATCACAGTGAAAGCAATATCCACTTTTAGGATGTTCCGCACCGTCTTTAGCTCCACAAGTTCCACAATAATACTCCTTATCATATTCCGGGGAAAGACCTTTATTCCGTTCTTTGACGACTGCTTTTCTTTCTTCAAGCATCATCATTTTATCGGGATTACGACTCAAATAAAACTTTCTGACTTTATGTATTTGCTTTTCAAATAGTTCGTCAGATTCAGCTATCTGCCTTGCTGTATATTTGCTCATTTATATCTTGTTACAAGTTAAAATATTTTCCTTTTTTTGCGTCTACGTTGAAAATCCAACATAGATTTTTTCCTGTCATTAATAGCACGTGACATTTTAATAATCATATATATTGTCACAATAAATACAATGACAGATAAAATACCTCCGACAATTATATATGTACGTACTAATCCCGTCAATCCGGATTGATTCAAATAGTCAATAAGTTCTTTCATAATCAATCTCCTTTCTCTTTAATCCGCTCCAATACATCCTTGTTGGTTCAATAGCTCACTAATGTTATCTATGACTTCCCCATCTGTCAACGTATCATCCAGGATGATAGATTTAATCTGATTTGAAAGCCATGATGTGCCATTTTCAAAACTAAGAGCAATCATTTCCTTAATATCGGAAACGCCATTTGGAACTCCGTTTGTTCCGAATGAATCAATTACTGATTCTGCATATTCTTTTGCTGCTTCTTCTGCTGTCTGTTTCATAATTTACGCTAATTCAATTATAACCTTTTTAAAATTAACATATAAAGGCATTTCTGACATGCCCCCATTGTAATCCAACTGTCTTAAAGAGGGGACAACCTCTCCGTTATCATCAATCTCATAATCTGCAATATAGGCTAACTTCTTCGCTTCGGGGACCAATATCCTTTCATTTCTCAAAAGAAAAAACCTTTCATGAGCCGGGACCGTTATACAGACCTTGCTTCCAACATTGAATCCTTGGTTGGATTCAATGTATTCCTTTTCCAACTTCTTCTTTTCGCCGTTCAATTCTTTTAACTTTAAATCGATGGCATCTCTTTTGCTTAGAAATTCTTCCTTATTCATGTTTTGTCATTCTAATTAATTCTAACATACTTACCTGCCATATTACAAGTCCTTAATATCTCCGCATTATCCTCGCCAAAAGCGATTAAGATGGAACCACAACCGGGTGAATCTCCACGAGTCCCGTCCGGGCGAAAGAAACGAATCCTATTGCGCAAAAACTTCATCGCCGTTGCTTTTTCAAAAATGATGTCTTGAAACATCTTTGAATCGCAACGATTGAAAAGCAATGCGATGCCGTTTCTATGTTCTGCCATCCGTTTGATAAACTGTTCTATTAGAGGACGGGAATAAGGTGGATTCAACCATACGCGTCCTCTCCATTCTTGCTTCAAACCATTGTCATTTTTATTGTACATGACTTTTGCCGTTTTCCATAAAGGATTTATAGGGGCACATGGATCTAAATCAAACTCACCCAATGCGTCTATGATTTCTTTCGGCGTATACCATTCATCGGTAGCGCATGCTGACCGCTCAAATTGTGTATTCATTCCTGATCTGTTTTACTCTAATTGTTTATCGAAAATCTTAATACATTCAAATAAATAGTGCGCAATTATAGGTTGTACTGCATTGCCTATACACTCCGTTCTGTCCACCCTATCGGGAAGTTCATTAGACTTTCCAGCAAATCGGGGTGAGGGTATTGACTGTCTTGTTCTCCATCCCGGATATACTCGTGTATATTGCCCCGATAGGTAGGGCTCCCGAAATATCGATTCTTGGGTGCTCCTTTTGCCGTTGACTTCACAGGAGTAGGCAATACAATATAATCGCTCCCGACCCTGTTGTATACCAAAGTCGGTGCCTGATAAACATTGCCATTCTGCATCATACCTGATTTCGGAAAGGTCGCATAAGACCCGTTCAAATCCCCGAATAAGGAGCATTGGGCTGTTTTCAACGATGATGTATTTAGGTCTAACTTCCCGTATAACTCGGTACATCTCAGTCCATAAGCCACTTCTTTCACCGACAATTCCGACACCTTTTCCAGCAACGCTGATGTCCTGGCAAGGGAATCCACCGCTGATGATGTCAACAAATGTTGGATTTGAATACGTTCTAATATCTCTGTTGATTTCATGGTTTTCTCCAAAATTTTTTTTGATTATACTTGCTTGATAGTCTTCATATTCGCAGCTCCAAAGCGTTTTTATTCCGGCAAACGCTGCACCCAAGCCGAAACCTTCTATCCCACTAAACAGAGAGCCATGAGTCAATTTACTTTGCTTCATCTCTATATCGTTTTGAGGGTTATTCACTATCGTATTCTGACATGATTTCCAAAATATCGCTTTGTATATTTTCATCAGTTAACATGTGCTCAACTAATTCTTTTTGCTGCGAGGGTGTGGCTATAATACACTTCACTATTTTATTGCTATCGGTAGCCATTATTATAATTCCACCTTCGCGAGTCTTAGGTAGGCGTACTGCTATTTCTTTAGCAAATGCCTCTACGTCTTGAATAAATTGACATTCCATATTAGTTCCTTTCTTTCTCGGTTTTAATTAATTACTTCCACTAAGCCTCCTTAAGCTCTCCATTGACTAGCATATACCATGTGTCAGCCTTAACCTTTTCCCCGTCAACTTCAAACGCCTTGACCTCCTTAATCGGGTAGGTATCACCGTCCCATCCTCCACGTTCTGCGAGGACTATCCAGCAACCTATAGCTCCCTTAGCCTTACACCTGTATCCGGCAGCAAGAGCAATGCTATCCTTGCCTGTGGCTGATGCTGCACCTCGGTCACCTGTGGCTGATGCTGCACCTTGGTCACCTGTGGCTGATGCTGCACCTTGGTAGCCTGTGGCTGATGCTGCACCTCGGTCACCTGTGGCTGATGCTGCACCTCGGTCACCTGTGGCTGATGCTGCACCTTGGTCACCTGTGGCTGATGCTGCACCTCGGTCACCTGTGGCTGATGCTGCACCTTGGTAGCCTGTGGCTGATGCTGCACCTTGGTCACCTGTGGCTGATGCTGCACCTTGGTAGCCTGTGGCTGTCTTACCCTCCTTCCACTTGCATTTTTCAAACGTAAACTTAACGGCTGCGTCTACAAGACTCTTAATACTTAGTTCAGCTCCTATGTGGATTTTTGAGCAAGCAATTTTCGTATCATCCGTATCTACGTCCATATCGCCAGTCCCCTCAACCTCGTGAAACTTATTCATGCCAACCAAGACAGGTGGATAGTAACCGAACACGTCCAACGGATGGAGACAGAAGTGAAATCCGTTACCGCAAGCCATTATATCGCCTGTTTCTTCATAGTCCTTACCCTCTTCGTATTGGAAATCCCTACATGTCATATCGGGGTTAAAACCTTTGTAGCCCTTTATTTTGACAAATTCTTTTGGCAGGGTAACGTTATCCGGCAGGTTTGCCCTAAGTACCATGTACGCCATGTAGCTGGCGTCAAATCCGGCTATCCCGGTGCCAATGGCAGTTAGGAGGAATTCCTTTTCCGGATGCTCGTTAGCGTAATTCCCGAAGTTCCCTAAAAATACGACCAGCTCTTCTTCGGTAACTTTCTGCATATCCTTGTCCAGCGTAGGAATGGCATAGGACTGACCTTGTATTCCTTCTGCCTGCCCCATAATTGCGCCAAACTTCTCAACTGCCAATCTAGCTGCACCTCCGGCGTGATTGCCGTTCATATTGCTTCCAAAAACGAATATTTGATTCTCTTTCAGTTCCTGAATATTCTCAGGCGTTAACTCTCTTTTCATGATTCTTCCTTGTTTCTGTATTACTTTTAATTAATGGTTCCTACAAACTTCTCTAGGTTTCCACTCTGACGGTACTTTAGCCCACTCTCTGAATGCTTTATCAAACCCATCAAGGTCAGAGAACATATCCATCTTGGCGGTATCAGTAGTAATGAGGGTGGAGAACTCCTTGAAATACTTATCGGCAACTTTTACGAAGTCATTGTGCAACTTTTTTAAATCTCCAAGCAGAAGGGAGTTCTCTGCCATTAAATCGCTCGCTTCCTCTACTAAGTTATTGGCTTCGCAATTCAACAGGTGAGCGGCTGAAAGCAGCATATTCAATCTATCTATGCTACCATTGGCTATGGCGGCATCTATTATTTTTTTCTTTGGTTTCATAATTGTATATTTTCACTTTACATTTCCTTTCATGCGGTTAATACTTTCGTTCTCCTTTTTATTAATTTTGTCAATCCACCTTTGGAATTTGGCAGCTACAAGAGGGCAGTGTATGCGCAGGTTTCTGTCGCGTTCCGCTTCCCATTCACGTATCTTTCTCTGCGTCTCGGTATTCATAAATTTCTCCTTTTTCGTTATAATTCTTTCTTTAGAAAACTGTTGCAAATTTGCCCATATCTGTCACAGGCACACACTCTATGCCCTTTAGCCTTACAATACGCAGAATTATCCCCGAAGTCCGAGGCATTCTTGCAATTCCGGCATTTGACATATACAATTTCCGGTTTGACTTTCTTTGGCATACTTCAATGTGATGTTATCGTCTTCTGCTACCTCCTCCAACTTTAACAAAGTTGAACATCTCTTTCGCCCTGTCCATAATATAATCTCCATATCTCTCTCGAAATTCATCAGGATGTGCCATATCCATGTTTGTACTTCCAAGAGTAAGGATGTTATGACGTTGCTCATAACGTAATTGCAATACAGTCTGGACCACATTGCACGATGTACCGAAATGTTTGGATAATTCTTCACGACCTATCTCATCAATAGCTAGATTGCCTGCCATGTTACGATCCGTCCAATAGTCAAGAGCATTAATTCCGTCAATAGAATATCGTAATGCTATTTCTGCGGCAGATCGTATTTCAATACATATATTGGAGGCTCTGAATCCATAAGCAATTTGATTAATAGTAGCCAAATATCTTTGTATCCCTTTCAGAAGTGTTGTCTTACCAGTCCCTATCTCACCCCACAGAAGTAAGCCTTTATGTGGGTCAAGTACCCCTGGAGGGAACCTTCCAAGATTAGACCAAATCCATGTATAAATCGCGCCTATAAGATTTCTGTTTCGTTCATCAATTACAAAATTAGGAGATACTTGTTGCAGTGACATAACAAATCCTCCCTTCCAAAATTTTTCAATTTCTTCTTTTGACATCATTCCTTTCTTGCCGCCATACAAGAAATTGAATTGGTCATCCTTTCCTTCAGAACTCAAAGGATTCAGGTGGTGTGATTGAGCTTCCTCCATCTGTTTTGGCGATGGTATAGGAATTAATTCGCCTATCTTTTCGGGTGATTTCATCTTTTTTCTTTTTTTCAAGTTCAATTTTCAGCCATCGAGCAAAATGCGATTTTGCATCTTGGGGTGATTTAACCGTTTCTCCCTCGTTTTGGAGTTTCATAAAGAACTTCTCCAAATAATCATAAAAATCAGGAGGTGCGAAATCCTTATACCCACATAAACGAGTATTCATGCAGACAGCTTCCATCCATGAACTATTCGACTTCAATTCTTCATAACACTCATCCAACCCTTTTTCAAAAATCCCAGTCGGAATTTCCTCATACGCGCGCGGGAGAGAGAGATAATTATCTTTGTCTTTATCTTTGTCTAATGCGCGTACATTATACTGTAAGAGTTTAGGTTCAACTTTAGGTTCATGGTTAGGTTTCACTTTAGGTTCAACTTTAGGTGTCAAATTTTGATAGCTAATCTGATACCTTGTTTTATCACGTTGCCCTTTTCCGCCTGATTTGAATGTGATAAGACCCGCCTGAACTAATCTGTTACGTGCTGATTTCATTGAGTTGACCGACACTCCCACGTCAGATGATACCTTTGTATCACTACGCGTCCAGCTATCCACCCAGCCTAAACGATTCGCTGTTTTTAGCAAGTAAAAATAAAGCCTCGTTTCACAGCAGGTAAATTCCCAGTCTTCGTCAAGAGACCAAAACTTATTTATCAGTTCTATATAAGTCATATATCTTTCAAATAATTATCCACCACTTTAATAAACTCGTCTAATGACCGGACAACGATGTATTTGTTACCATTTGCCTCACATTCCTTTTGCCATTCTTTTTGGACCGGTCTTTGGTATTCTCCCGGCTTTTTCATTTCCACACACAAAGCTCCATAGAAACGATTGCTCTTAAGAAGTATCAGGTCTGCAACTCCGGGAAGCATACCTTCATCTTTCATATAAGCTCCGTTCCTTGCAGAACGTCTTGCCGCATTAGGAACAGCAAACAGCATATTTCTGAGATGGGGATATTTTAAACGGAAATACCTAACACAAGAACATTGTATTTTATGTTCCTCATTTTTGGGCTTGCTACGGCTGCTTGCCACACAAGCCTTGGATTTCATCTCTTCGTAAGTCATAATTATTATTTGTTTATGTAGTACGGCATTGTCTATTTGCCAATTGTACCATCAAGAACCTTGTCTCTTGAACGACGGCTTGTTTGTCCCATTCATATTCATTGTCTCCATAATGGAATGTGTCAAACCCAAATATCCACCAGTCATCACCTATTTCTGTATTATCGGTAATGAATTCCACATCATCCAATATGGGATTTCTTTTTCCGACATACTTGGGATTAATTTTCCTTTTGCTTCCGATAGATTCTTCACCGCTTATTGCCGGTTCTGAAAATGTGATACCTCCATGTACACTTATATCATCAATATCAGAATAAGACATTCCATAATATTTGTTCGCAGGGGGGACAGCCACATATCCGTTATGCGTTCCATGCTCTACCATAGTGGACTTAAACCATTCGTTTGATTTTATAAATGCTACTGCTTCATTTTCCATAGTTTTCTATTATTGGTTTACACAGTTCAACAACTTGTTTACAATCCTCCACATCAAACATTCCGATATGGCAAAGCTCACGTGGTATGCCCAGTTGATTGGATAGCCACAGGTAGGCTTTGCTTCTGTTTGAAGTGTTGGGGATATGTTTCTTCCAAATTTTATTGATAAGATTAGTCTTAGCTATTTGGTCAAAGTAGAAATGCGCTTCTTTCTTTGCTTCCCTTAGTTCCGCATTTGCCAAACGCCCCCATGCTTGGTCTGTACCTTTATGTACGCCTACATAAGCCTTGCAATCACGACAGAGATAAATCATTCCGTAAGAACGTCTGTAGATTATAGAACTATCCACGTATTCGGTAGGCTTCCCGCAATAAGGGCAAATCTTACCGGTTAATATTGCATTCATAATTTTCTCAATTAAAAGCCCGAAGCGTATTCTCCGGGGCACAACCATTATTTACTAACCCTTGCCATTGATGTGTGGCTCACATTTATGAGGTGGTAGCAGGACTTGCACCTGCATGATTGTTATGCTGCTCATTTACATCTTTTATCGCCTACTATGAATAAGGCTCGCTGTTGTAGGTTTTGGTATCCGTCACCGACTGATTAATAACCATCGAATGCTTCGTTTACCTGATATGCTGGTCTCCTTTTCGCCAACCTTTCCCGATTATCATTTCCTATAATCCTCAGCTTAGAGCATCAATCTACTGCTTAATAGCGTCTTCTAATTCCGCCATACCACCATGTTTGCCCGCCCTATCTTCACAGACCGGGAAGGCATGTAAACAAATGCACTTAATCTATATCAAATCAGTCAACCCAAATTTAATTTTAATAACATTGATGATGGCTTTATACTGTTTCTCGTAGATTTTTCCCGAATGTGTCTTCTCCACTTTCTTTTCAAACTCTTCAATGCTGCCACGAAAACACCCACAAGTTATTTCGACTTTATTATCTTTTGTCAAATATGCGTGAGTGTGGCGGTTGCATGAACCGAAACAATCAAATCCGCAATGATTGTTATCATTTTCTATATCAGCATCGCCGTACACCTGAGCATTGCCGTACACCTGAGCATCGCCGTACACCCAAGCATTGCCGCACACCTGAGCATTGCCGTACACCCGAGCATTGCCGCACACCCGAGCATTGCC